ATGTCTGCAAACAGAGTAAAGCTTACTAAGTCATTTATTGATCAACTCGAATTAATTCCTGCGATTTATCGTGATAGTGAGTTAATTGGCTTTGCTGTGCGTGTAAATACTTCATATAAAACTTATATCGTTGAAAAAAAGGTTAATGGCAGGTCTACTCGGTCTACTCTAGGTATTCATGGCCAAATTACACTGTCTCAAGCAAGAGTATTGGCTCAAGAAGCTCTTTTAGATATGACGATGGGTATAAAACCAATAGATAAGAAAAAGAAGAAAATTGCAGATGCTAAATCAATTTTTGATATTGAAAAGTCTCAGCCGACTTTAAATGAGGCATACCAGGTATATATCGAGGAACGCACATTAAAACCGCGTACGTTGGAAGATTACAGTGATGTCGTTAATGGCTACTTAAAAGACTGGAAGGATACTAAGCTTAAAGACATTACTAGAACAATGGTTCAAGAAAAACACAAAGACCTATCAGTTAACAGTAAAGCTCAAGCCAATATGTGTATGCGTGTCTTTCGAGCTATATATAATTTTTCGATCGAACACTATTTGGATGATGATGAACAACCTATCATTCCCCCACTCAATCCAGTTAAAACTTTAACAGCTAAAAAGTCTTGGAATAAGATTCGTAGACGAAGTTCATATATCAATGAGGACAAGCTACCAGATTGGATCAATGCCGTATTAAATTTTGAAGATCGTGGACAGCAACTTGAGACCAACAAAGACTTTCTCATCACATTGATCTTAACTGGCTTTAGACGAGAAGAATGTGAATCGCTGGCATGGTCAGCTGTTGATTTAAAGTATGGCTATATCACTTCAGTAGATCCAAAGAACAATGAACCACATACGCTTCCTATGGGTGATTATCTTTGGAAGTTGATGAAAAAGCGTAGAAAGCAAATTACGTCAGAATGGGTTTACCCTTCTGCAAAATCTGAATCTGGCCACATTACTAATATTTCTAAAGTTAGAGCTAAGATCAATAAAAGTTGTGGTATCCAATTTACGTTCCATGACCTAAGGAGAACATATGGATCGATTGCAGAAAGTCTGGACTATGGTAAATATACAATTAAAAAGCTTCTGAACCACAAGAATGAAGATCAAAATGATGTCACTGCGGGTTATGTTCAAATCAGTGATAAAAAGTTAAGAGCTGCCATGAATGAGATAGAAATTATTGTCTTGGGAGAAAGTCGAAAAATTGATATTGATTTATAAATTTAATGGTATCAACGTTTAGAATACATAAATTTAAAATGAAAACCGCTCAGAAAGCGGTTTTCTGCATTATGGTTATTCAATTATGAAGCTTTGATTTCTTCTGAGTTTTTATATGTATCTTCCTGAGATTTACTAAACTCGAGTGAATCTTCGATCATGCTATTTGTAATCTGAAAAAGCCGAGTCAGTTCTTTAAATACTGATTCAGGTACATTGTAGACCTTATTCAGATATTCCATAGTTCGCTCATGTTTGTTCTGAATGGCATCGAGCATCGCTGCGATATCGGCAACTTGTTCATAAGCCAGTGCAAAGCCTTCGGCTACATCGTTTTCGTCATAAGATTTCATCAGGGTTTTCATTTTTATTCCCCCTTATTTATCTATGTTATTCAAAGAAAGAAAATTCGAATATTTTCCATCCATGTTCATCAATCTGCTCATTAAGCCTTGTAGATCCAGATTCTCATTTTGCCAGTCATGTGTTTGAGCGATTTGAAAGAGTGATACATAGTTGCGTTCGCCCAATAATAAACGTGCTTCGTATGCGCCATTTTTAAAATGGTCATGGATGCCATAGCTCATTTTTGGGTTTAGTTGCTGCATCGCATTACCGAACTCACTCCACCATTGGCTCAACCAAACCATGTGTAAAGCAAGATTGCGGATATTCGCCTCTTCTTCGAGACTACGTAGTTTCATTGTTTCAAGGAACGTAACTGAGTCATTGAAATGGATAGCAAGTAAATCTTTATAACTCGATACTTTGAAGTGCTGGTGGTGTCTATGCCACATCTCTGTACGTTTCTTGACGCTACCTTCGCAGCGACGATCGACGATTGCTTTAAGTTCGGCAATTTGACGGTTATTGATTTTAATACGGGTTTCGAGTTGATGTTGTTTAGGTTGCTCGACTTCTTTTTCCAAAATGTCTAATACCCATTTCCGGAATTCTTTGGAAACGGCAGTCTTTGCAAACATGGAAATAAGATATGCGCCACGTAATGAAAAAATCCGCATACCCAAATTGGGTAGCTGTGGATTTTCTATCACTTGCGTCATTTTATTAGTAAATTCATCTGCTTTACGGTTGAAGATTTTACTGACGGCATTTTCCTGTTTATAACCTAAAGTACGAGCTAATTCTGTAGATGTAATCCAAATTTGCTCGTCATTTTGTTGTATAGGATGCAATGTTACGGTATTAAATGTTAGACTATTCATATCAATTTTCTCGCTGAATGTTGGTAACTCGCCCCGTGATCCGCCAAGATTTTTCGGGGCGTTTTAATTTTAAAATAATGTCCACTGGACATATTGCAAATATATATGTCCACTTGATACCATGTCAACAGAATTTATTAGGGCGATGTCATGGGTAAACATTTAGGTGTTGCTTATAATTTGCGTTTACCGCAAGAACTAAAAGATAAAATTTCAGAGTCTGCTAAAGAGCTGAATCGTTCTATGAATGCAGATATTGTTGCCAGGTTGGAAAAGAGTTTTGAACTTAATCATTTGCATATCGGAATTGGATTAACTAAATATCTCAATCAATCTGATAATAGTGTAGGTTTAAATTTGTCTGACTATTCTTTAGAAAGTATTTCAACTGAAGATTTAATAAAGGAACTAGCTAAAAGGCTTGATGGATTAAGCGTGGTGGCAAAATAGACATGTCTAATATATTAATACAACTTCTTAACTCTTTAAAAATAGCTTTTGAAAACCCTAAACGTATTTTAGTTTATAGAGTCGTATTCTTAATATTAGCAGCACTTTTAACATTAAATATGATGTTTTACTTTCTTCAAGAAAAACTCAGTTTTCTAGATTATTTAAAACAAAATTTAGCATTTTATTTTTTTCTCCCATTATTGATGCTATTATTTTTTGAGATTAAATTGCAAACAGCTATCTCAAACAAAAATTTAAGTGATATTGATGCTGAAAGTGAAAATAGAGTTATCAATATTGTTAACAACAATGGAGATATTACTATAGGTGGGAAAAGTGAAAATATTTTAACCACTAAAAAATCAATTGTTGGGTTTTCTGAATACTTTATAAGTGTCATCAACTATCTTGAAATTAAAGCTATAGATTCTGATAAAAAGGCTTCTTTACTTTTGGATAATGGAAAAAGATTCTCTGTTTTCGGTATTGTTTTTTTTATTTTAGCAACAGTCATTTGGCAATTTTATATAACTACAATTGGTGAATTTAAGACACAACATATTTATGGAATTATCTCAACATCTTTAGTCTTCATTTTTATTGAGTTCATAAGTGCATGGTATCTACGTCAATATAAGAGCTTTTCAGACACCTCTACTTACCTCACTAAAATTAAATCTATTTTTGATAAGTACATGCTTATTTATCTAGTTTCAGTCGAAAAGGGTGATAAAGATTTTACTATTTTACTTGAACAACTAAGTTCCGAAATTAAATGGCCAGAAACATACCTGTTGAAAAATGCAGACGTGAGTTTTGCTAAAGATGCTTTAGAAACAATGACTACTATGGCACAAACGTTTAAGAATGAAGTTAAAAATAAAGAAGCACCATGAGGTGCTTCTTTATTTTTATTAAAGTTATTAATTTTAAATAAATAACTTTAATTAAATCCATTCCCCTAATATTTCTGCTCTATAGAAATCTGAATGGATGTCATATTTTGGCCCAACCATTTGTGAGTAAAAAAAACTTAACTCATCAGCACTTAACTCAACTAAATCACCTAACCACATTATCACAAACCCACAACGATTTACACCATACTTAATACTTCCCCCATTTTTCAAGCTAAGAAGTCCATAACTTTTTGAATATTTATTTATGTTATAGCCAGCTCCATGTTCAAACATCACAAGTAAATTTGGATTAAAATAAACTGGGGTTAAAAAACCATCTGAGGGAATATTTCTAATCAAGCCTGGTATAAAAAAATGCTCTACCATAGAGTAGTTAAAATTATTACTTTTATAAAAATTAGGATGCTTCTTATTAAATTTATTGAATTGATTTATTTTTGTTACTTCAAACCCATCCTTCAAATAATCCTCAATTATATACTTTGAGGTAGTTGGAAAAAAAATATCTCCTGTTTTTGGGTTAATTAAATATGGAAGCTTATCAAGAATGACTTTACTACCTTGAATATAAATCGTTTTTCTATCAAAACATAAATCAAGTGGATTCCCATCATTATCATAATAAGAGTTGTGACATACCAAACTATCTAGTTTCATTTATATTATGACCTACCATATATTTTATATTATCGGAATGAATTTCTCATGTGCCTCTTTTAAGTACTTTTGAGAACTTTCTTGCGTAACTTCATATTGAAGATGATTATTAATAAACTGTAACTTTGCACGAGCATCCGCAATAACTTCCGCCCAACTTTTAACTAAAACTGTAATATTTAACTCACCATCTTGAAATATCACACTCTTTGGCATATTTCTTTGGTTTGCTTTTCTAGTGGCATAAGCATCTAGTTCATTTGAAATTGCAAGAAATGTCCATTTAGCTTTTACATTGAGAAATCTTTCATCATCGGCAACTGCGATTGCATACTTTTCAATCTGACTTAAAACATCTGAGTCTATCTTTTTTGATGGCCGTTTTAACTCAACTACTAAATAGTCAAATTCACCATCACGAGGTTGATCAACCTTATTTAACATAAGATCAATACGTCCTGTTCGACCATCTGGCAACACGACAGGATTTTTGACATCAATTTCATCAGCTCTACTCCCTAATTTAGAGATATGTTTTTCTAATACTTTTTCAAGCCTTTCTTCTGAAAGTGATAAAGCAAATTGCTCATCAAAAATCCAAGCTTCTTTTTCTAAAATTTTGTGTAATTGATCACGCTCAGTAAAAATCTTTTTACTTTCGCCAAAGAGCAACTCCTCCAACCCATCTAAAAAGTTTAATCTATTAGTTACAATTGATGCAGATGAAATAATTGAAGATAGTGTTGTATTATCTAATAGCTCAGCCAACTTATCTTGATCCTCTTTCTTTAAATCCAAAATCTCAGTAATAATTTTTTGAACAGATTCTGGATTTTCAGTAATAGCTTGAGCAATTAGTTTAAACATAAATTTCTTAGAAGTCTTTTCAGTTTTTTCAAAATTAGGTAAGAATGTTTGTACATTAGCAGCAAGAATATCAAATACTTCTTGTTCTGCTTTTTCTACAGAGGTAAAACTAGTTTTTTCTTGGTAAGGATAAATATTCTGGTTTTTCCATTCTTGAACAATTCCACTATATTTTTCTGCCATTCTTTTTCTGAAATGTTCTTGAATTGTAGAAACAGCGATATCAAGAATTTTTCCAACGGTTGGCTCAAGTTCTCTTAGAGAAAGTACCCCTTCATTTTCTAATGCCTGAAAATACTCACTTTTCAAATAAGCAGTAAAGTTAAAACCTTTCGCTTTAATCCTATGTCTTGGCTCGTATTCTTCTAATGAAATTCCTTTAGCTGAACACAAATTTATTACTCTATCCGTTTCAATATTCCATTCAATAATAGTTAATTTAACAGGATGTGTTGTTATTTCACTGCAATCATCAGTTAAGTCATAGTCCTTTGAACAAATCTGCACACTTTTTGGATCAATCTTTATACCGTTAAAATGTAGTTCAAGATGTGGAAACTCCGTTAAGAAAACTGCGAAGCTTTTTGTAAGCTCACTTCGTGTTTTTTCTTTTAATAACTCACTAGCTTTCTTATACAAATTGGAAATAATAACTTGGGTTCCATTTTGACCTTTATGTTTTTTTTCTACATTACCTGTTTTAAATTCCTCAATTTTATTATGATTTCCAATTATAGAATAAGTATTGAATGTATTTTCATTTTTATATGTTGTTTTCCATTCAATATTTCCTCCTAAACAAAAAGCCTTAAATCGTCCTTTTCCATTTTGTCCATGTAATGGGTGATGATATGTATCTTTTTTTTGTTTTTTCCATGAGTCACCAATTTCCCCAAAGTATAATTCGACATCTCTATAGGGAATGCCCTCACCATAATCTTCAACTAAAATACTATCTAAAGTATCTAAACCGTTATAATTAAAGCTTACGGAAACTACATGCGAAGAAGCATCAAAACCATTCCATATTAGTTCACTCAATGCTTTTGTAGCTGAAGCTTCTGTTAAAGTTTTAATATGTCCAGGCGTAGCTATAATTTTTATAGGTTTAAGGGTTTGTGCCTTTGTAGTCATGTCATTCACAGTTTTAATTCATGCAATATGATTTAGCAAATAATGTACCTTATCATTAGTTTATATGAAATACCTAGACATGACTAAATTCACGTTTTGTCAACCAACTTTTATGACTATTTTTTGATTTTGTCAACTAATTAAGAAAACTCAAACTCCTTTCACAATTGCTATACCCATTGGATCGTTATTTATAAGTAGATAAACAGCACTATCAATTGACTTAAGGGTATATTTAAAACCGAAAAATTGGGGAAATTTCCCATTAAGTTTTGAAGACAGGAATCATCATGATTACATTGCACCACTTAGACCAATCACGTTCTTTCCGCATTTTGTGGTTACTAGAAGAAATCAAACAACCGTATCAATTGCAACGCTATTACCGTGACAAAACTACTCATTTAGCACCTGAGTCACTAAAAAAAATTCACCCTCTAGGAAAATCTCCTGTGATTGAATGGCAAGGTAAAGTCATTGCAGAATCAGGAGCTATAGTAGAGTTACTAATTCAAAGACTTGCACCACATCTCGCACCAGATACAAATGACGCTAGTTATGCAGATTACCTACAATGGATTCACTTCGCAGAAAGCTCAGCAATGGTGCCATTTTTATTAAAAACGTTTAATCAAATAGAAACTAAACACGGCACAAAATTAGCATTTCTAGAAAACTATACTCAAATCGAGTTTGATAAAGTTTTTGGTTATTTAAATGATTATTTAAAAGATAAATTATTTTTGGTGGACGATCGTTTAACTGGCGCCGACTTTATGATGGGATTTGCTCTTCACGGGTTAATTCATCATATGAAACAAGGTGAAAAATATCCCCATATCAAAAGCTATGTCGAACATTTGAGCTCACTACCAAGTTGGAAAGCTGCCGTAAAAATTGAACAAGATGGTGTGGCTATCTAAAAAAAATAAGAATAGTTAAAGTACGTTTAGAAAAACCAACCTGTGAACCAAGCCCTCTTGCGAGGGTTTGATTCACAAATTTCAGTATGATTATGAAAATGACTGGAGAAATATAATGCTATATCCGTGTTTATAACATTGGTATTGGACAAGATAATAAAGAATATCTGATAGATTGAAAACTGTTATAGATTTGTATTATATTGTTGACAGTTAAAGCATTTCTAAAAGTAATAAAACTATGCCAACTTTTATCTCAGCTCTTTTAATAATTGTCGGATTTATATTTTCCGTCTTCGGAATGATAATTGGTCCACATATATTTAATAATATGATACAAAATGCCACACAGCGCAAAGCAATAAGCTTTGCGTCTATGTTTCCCGGAATATTGATACTGTCCCTTGGGTTTTATTTAAGTTGATGAACTTATATTAAATTCAGATATAAATTATATTCAGCTTGATTTTGTAACTTAATCAAGCTGAGTTTGTTGAATTTTATCTAAATGATGTTGTCTCATATATAAGAACAATGGCAGCCCTACTGATGCTCCACCAATAAAAGAAGCTGCTATAGGAATCCACAAGCTTGTCATTTTCAGTTTCTTACCTTCGTTTATTATCATGAATGTGATAACAATCACAGTTACAACAACATCTAGCCAAGCAAAAGCTGCTACTGGATTTTCTAAGATCTGTTTTATAAAGAGTTCTATATTAATGCCATACTCAATCAACCAACGTATAAGCTGTGAAAATGGAAGTACGATCCCAACAAGAGTAAGTATTACATAAATTTTTCTCATGATTTTATATGCCTATAATAAATTAGTAATAAGAATTATTAGTACATTTAAAATATCATACTAAATTCATGACATTTTTTAAAAGCATATAGTCTTAGACTTTTTATGGTTTGCATAAAAATAATTTGTGATCAGAAACTTCAAATTGGTAAGTCAGTCAAAATTAAAATGCTCACTACCAATGTGATAATGAGCGGTTTTATTTCAAAATAAAAATTATATAAGCTATTTTTATTCATTAAACAAAATGAGTATGTGTAATGATTTCCAATGGTTCATTTGGCTCTATTTTATTTATACGAGCATCCAATTCAGCAGCCCACAATAAGTCTCGGAAAAGAACATACCTAAAGTGACCTTTAATAGAGTTGACAGGGAGTAATTGAATTTTGTTAACAAAATTATCGTAGGGTGCTGGTATCCAATCAAAACCACGTATATAACGATGGGTAAAGTTTGTTCTTGAGTATCTTGCACCTTCCGCATAATTAGCTACCAACCAAAATCTTGGGTCTCTTTCATCAGAATTAGCCATTGCATCTTTTTCTTTTTCTGGACGCATATCATATATTCGACCACTTGGATTAAAAGTCCATGCTTCTGATACATATTTTGATGTATCAGGATGTAAGGCGACATGAGCAGCAAGTGCACCGCCTAATGAAAAACCAGTGACAACTACTTTATGTATGTTTGGATATTTTGCTACAAGAGATTTAAGTAGCTCACGAGCTTGTTCGTGTTGTGATTGACCACCTAAAAAATCAGCAACAATCCAATCATACCAAATATTCTGAATACTATTCATTTGTGAACCAGTATAGGCAATAACCAATGCCTCAATTTGATCAAAATTATTTTTATCATGTAATAAGAAAACTCTTGCTTGAAATCCCTTGCTGCCTATAAATGGATCTGGTTGAATCGGTTTTAAGCGAGTTGGTATTTCAATCCAATGGTCTTTGTCTTCTTGTCCATCTCCCTGTAAAGATAATGCAGCTGCCGTTACATACATGTACCCCTTTCTCGCAGCTATTAGCTCATCTTTACCAAAAGGTCTTGCCTTTTCTTCTAAATATGGCTGATTACCTAAGTATTTGCTTTTCTTTTTAGGAGTAGATGCACGTCCTATTGATTTAATCTTTGTAAGGATTGATTGAAACATTTTTTTATCCATAATTAAAATTTATATTAAATTTAAATTCATATAAATCAAGTAGTAGAAATGAATTTAAATAAGATTAAAATGCTCACTATCAATGATGATAATAAGCATTTGAATTTTTAAAAGAATCTCTGATTACTTATGTAAGAATAATGCTCTCTCAGCCTCACGACGCCGAACCAAACCTTTTAAAACTTTTCCATCGCCACGATTCCACACTAAAATTTGATCAGCTGCACCTTGATAGTCTTTATTATTTAGCTTTTTGAGCAATGTCGAATTTTTAAATGCATTTGATCCTATGTTGTAACTTAGTGAGACAAGAGCATCAAACTGATTCTGAGTGAGATCAACTTTCACAAAGTTATTGATTGTTTTTTCAAATTCTTTCATATCGTGAGCGAGATATTCATTCGCTTGTTCAAGCGTACAAGTATCTCCATCCTTTACTTTAATACCATTAGGATAGATTGTTGTTCCTATTCCGATTGTCCAAACCTTCGCAGGGCATAAATAAGCCTCTAAATAACAGCCCTCAAATTCAGAGATTAATTTAATCCCATTAGAACTGATCACCATACTAGAATCAGAAATATCATGGGCGATTCCGATTAGCTCAGCATATTTTCCAGACACCCAACCTGTTTTAGATTCTAATCCTATATCTATTTCGATCCAACCAGTGTCTGATTGTTTTAACAATTCATATTCAGTACCCAATTTAGCAATACCTAATTCTTTAGCACTTTTATTAGGTTCTTCTCGAATATAACAATTTCCCCCGACAATTTTAACCCGCTTAGTACCTTTCGACATTGAATCAGTTACTTCTTGTTCACCTAATTTATTCATTAATAATTCATGTGTTTTTAAGTCATATACCCCTATATTTCCTAAGTAATTTAGGTATTTTTGTAATCCTTTTAATGCTACTTCAGTTAAATCTCCAAAATCACCATCTGCACCCCATTTACCACACTCAAACCCCAATTCAATTAAATGAGTTTGTAATTGTTGTACATCTCGCCCTTCAGAACCATTTTTTAATTCACGTTCACCAAGAGCATAGGTATCCTGAATATCCTTACCCAAACTAATACTGTCACCATCATCTAATACAACTACGGTATGACCTTTTGTTTTAGTAACTAAAATATCTCCTCTTTTTAAATAATCTGGTTGGGTTGTATAAATATCACCTAGCATTTCAGTGAATAATTTTGTTTTCAGCAATATAGAAGCTTGATTTCCAGTATAGAATTCTTCAATTAAATTTGAGATTCCATTTTTTCTGAGTGCATAAAGTATACAAACTCGTACCAAAGCAGAACAGTCGGTTTCACATGGTTGATCTGCCTTACTAGGATCAAATTTATCATCTACTATTAGGTCATATAAAGTATTCCTTTGTATTTGATCATATCCAATCAAATCATTATTACATGCTGCTTCCATCGCTACTGCTATACCCTTAGCTACAGCATCATTTTGAGCTCTAAGAACTCTCCAACCTTTACTATGCACTTTATAATTACTGATATAGACTTCTTTTCCAGTATTATCTCCAGCTATCCCACCAGAGATTTTACCATTTTCACCTAAACTAGCTTGCCCTATTTTTGTCATACTATTCACCTTATTTATATTGTTAGTGTTATTTATAATGAAATAGAGGTTTAATATCCTCTAAGCATTAAAATTTTCTCTATACATCAAAAATCACATAAATATTTTGACTATTTTTCCTTAGTTTCAGTAGGAATATAATCCAATACTTTAATATTGTAGACTTCTTTTATGAATAGATAAAAAAATGTAAGGGATATAGTAAGTACTACTATACCTACAACAGAAGACGTAACCTTTATTTTTTGACTATCAAATTCCGCTGTATTTTCTCCAAAATCTTTTGTTGAAGCTCCTTTTATTAATTGATATGCAGAAAACAAGATACCGCTAAATACTAAAGCAACAACCATCCATAAGATGATATTGGAAGCAAATAATTGCCACTCCAAAACAGCAAGATTTTTCTCCATTAATTGATCTGTATATTTAATTTGTTTTTTTAAATAAGATTCTCTTAGTTCAGATGTTTCTTTATCTTCAATTACCACACCATTTTTTAATGTATCAATATTAGGTAAATTTAGTTTAGGTACAGAAACAAGAAGATCTGGATTTCCTATCCTTAACACATTGATTTTATTTATACCACTACTATCACCCGAATCAAATGGTATAGTTAATATTGTAGAACTAACTGAATCTTTCGGAATGCCTCCATATTTCTTACTGTCTTCCAATTCTTTTAAAGTTAAATCCTTTATAGAAAGCTTATCTTCTGAGAAACCTAAAACTGGAACAAGACATAAAGTAAGTAATAAAATTAAAATTCTCATAGCTACCTCTTTCTTTTAATGAATAATTATTTTTTAATTAATACTAAACAACGTTAAATATAATAAGTCAAATAAAATTCGATAAAAACCACCCGTAGGTGGTATTAACAGGATCACCGTTATTTAAAAATAGAACTAAACGTCTCTTTCACTTCGACTATGATTTCAGCAAGTGACTTACCTTTCATAAGCTGTACAGCTTGATACAGGATACCGATGCATAGCATTCCGAAAACTGCAAACATCAACATGACAAAACCTTGTGCCATATGCGAGTAATGCGCTGCTAATTCATAGTATTCAATGAAAGCTGAACCTCCATATAAACTAATAGCTACACTAAAAACGAATTTCATAATCACACTAACATTGATTTTAATTCGCCCCTCTTTGTCGATGTCCCCAGATAAAGTGAGTGCAAATATCGCCCCAACCACTGCAGCTAAAATTTTAATGAACCAAGGCAAAGCTTTAATTGAAAGTTGTTCATGCATTTCTGTTTCTCCAGATAATAAAAAACCGCCAAAAACGGCGGCTTAATTTGTTTTAAAGTTACACTTCGATTTGATATACAGCGCCCGTTGGCGCACTTCGTTTTATTTCATTTCCACTGATATAAACTCGATCACCTACGTTGAAGCGTGTTGAACTGGTACACAGTACTAGCCCTGTCCCGTCCACAACCAATACCTTGTAGTTTGGATGATCAGCATTTTGCACCGTGGCTATAAATTCAGGCGTTTTAGGCAGTAAATCTAATAGTCTTGATAATGCATTACTCACGATTCACCCTCTCTATAGATGTGGTTTGAGTGACTTTTTCATAGCTAAAAGATCCGCTCACACCATCGGTAATGCCCCACCAGTCGCCATTAAAGGCTGTTAATTCACCCGGTAAACACTGCCCGATTTCTTGAGTGATTGGCATCAGTAAGCTATGTGTCTCTACCATGCCAGCTTTGGCCAGAACTTCTCGTCCTTTTTCATACATCGCACTAACAGACGTAAAAAGTGGGTTATTGATCGGCTCAAGCTTTACATCACCTGCCGTGTCACGCCGTTTTACCGTACCCGTTTCACCTGTTCGATCATTTGTTAAGAACACACCGTTATAATCCGGGTAAAGTGCATAATCAGTGGAGAGATCCGTCACGACCGATTCAGGAATCACCCGATCATACTCATCAATTGCAATCGAATCCCAAAAGGTCTTTTTGTACTTGGCTTTAATCGTCAATGTATTGCTGTTCGGCTCACTGTAAATAAAACCACCTGCTGCATCCGCTATCAATTTAATTGCGGCAATTGGTGTCAGGTTTGAATAGCTCTGGCTGTTTGCAGGCAATACCCAACCAAGCGCATCGATCAATTCCCAATTCAACACAATGTCGCTATTTACACGGTCAAGCTCTGCTTGTACCAGTTGTACTGATGTTCGCTCATTCTCTTGGGTAAAAGAACGTGTTGGCGAATATGGCGCATCAAGTAAAGCGGTTGGACTACGGCCAGAAAGCTTATACACCTCTTTTGCAAACTGTCTCGAGCGTGAAATGTTCTCTAGCAACATGCGGTGCTCATTGCCGTTGACCATAATTTTTAAAATCACGGGTTGGCCATCAATCGGTTCTAACTTTGACTTCTCGTAAAATGGAATTGTTAGATTGTAAGACCAACACCACGAGCTACGATCGCAACGATAATCACCGTTGTTGACCTGAATTTCTTGCCCGTTATCCAGACGCGTTACTTTTAAATCATTCACGATATACCACCAATCAACAGGCTTAAGGTTGGGCAAGCACTGATCAGCACCAAAGTTTAAAATGAGATTGTGTGAATCAATGTCATGACACTGACAAATGAAATTAAGATCTGTTGAGCCGACATATTCAGGCTTTGGTTGCGGCTCAATTGGATCTACAGAGGATTTGCGGTAATAAACAGCTCTCGCTACTTCCCACGGAATAGAGTCGGTAGTAACTAGCTCTAAACCTTTATCGTGTTTGAACGTGAATCGCTTTTCAAAAACTTCCGCGACTTCATGACTAAAGATAATTTTCTTACGCTTTCTAATCATTTCATCCCAGTCAGTCTGCCGATTGATTAACAACTTTTCAGACTCTTCAAATACCGTGGTTTTAGCAATAAAACGTTTATCGTTCTCTTGCCACACGATTTGATAGTCACTCGAAAGCTTTGTTTTTTCTTCAAAGACAGATTTAACCGATTGCTGCAGCTGTAAAGTTTTATCAAATCCAGTACTCACCGTATTGGATAAACTTAAACCACACTCAAAAATAAAGGCGCTGTTATGCGCCTTAAAAGCTGGTTTGCCAAATCTCAAATGTTGTTCAAGTAATGCAGGCAAAGCATTTTGATAACTAAAACCACTTAAATGACTGAGACCACGAACAAAATTAATATCGAAATGAGTGCCGACAGTAGAAATGAACCCAGTATTAATCACAGCATCAATCGAACAAAATTGACTAGAAACTACTGCATTGATCTCAGCATTTAAATCCGTTGCAACTACACAATCGATTTGCGCAACACTACCTTGTAATGTTGTAATTTCTGCAATAAGTGCAGTTGAAATTACCGCATCAATACTCGCTGTAATGACTTCATCAGCACCGAAATTTAGAACGACATTATGCGCATCAACTGTGCCAGCGACTTCATTGAAATTTAGATCAACATTATAGCTATCAGGTGGGATGTAATTTGACACATGCACACCTCTTTACGTGGACGGACGAAGCACAATTGAATTAATCATCAAGGTACTGCCAAGCGCTAAACTTGGATTTGCTAATGTAATATCCGTACCTACTGTAAAATCTGCTACTGCATCCCCATTGCCATTGTAAAGCCGAGCCCATATTGCGGTACCAGTCTTGGTGACAGTTGCTGCATCCGTTGGATTTAGCTCGATGTTGTCAGCGTTCAATGCTTTAAAACAAGGCTTGGTCAATGATAGAGATACTAGCCTCGCACTTGGATTAGCAGCCACTGCAACACTACTTGGTTTTGAATCGTTATAAAAAGAAAAAGTAGCATTACCGCTACCTGTATCTAAGAATGTTGCCAATGCTTGCAATTGTGCTAAGCCAGCGGCCACAGATGGAATCACACTCATTTTGGCACCACCAGATCTGCGATAACAGCGTTATATTGATTTAAAGGATGATGAGCAATAATAAAGAACTTATTTGCGGTCAAATGATTAAAAACATAATTTCCGCTTTGATCGGTCATCACTTCAGAAATCAATCGCCCGGATGCACGCTCAAACAGTCTCAAGCGACAAGGAAACGGGATATTCAGCTCTTTGACTTGTCCTTTTATTGCTAAGCCAATATCACTTGTTAATATCAAATCACTTGGACAAATTGCTTGTTTAACCTGAAGATCTAAAAGCATCATAAATCTCCAATTTTAAGAACGATCTGACCTAGATTTGAAGTTGATGCGATGAATGCAGCGATATATAGGGCACCATCTTTCTCTATCAGTTGAAAGTTTGAATACGGTTTTTGTTGAAACAACCAATATAAGTTCTTGATTTGTCCCCGCAAAACGTTTGTCGTATCTTCTTTAATAAAAACTGGGGCAAACGGTGCGGTATTCGTTAAAGTTGATGCACCAATTACGTTATTAACCCCACTGCCTGCAGTATCTGAACTTAAAGATAAACAGTTTGCAGTTTTATAATTGGCGCTTTGTGCATAATCCCTGAGCAATAATAACGAACTGCTCGCTGATGAGGAAACCAGACCAAAATTTACACTTACAGACCCACCATTATTACTGAGCGTTAGATGAGATTGTAGGAACGTACAACTATTATCGGCATTTAGCAGCGACTTAAATGCACCAAATCCATAGGCTGACGCATGTTGTGTGTTCACAGTTGCCGATGTTACTGTTGTTGTGGGAATAATATAAAAATAATCCCCATTCCCAACCAAGATCCACTGTCGATTACCAGCTGCCGGTGTTTGAGAGTTAACCAACCCACCTGAAACTGAATTACTAGCTGCATAATACCAACGTGCCCACCCATTGACACCACTTGTTCCGCTTCCTGTCCCAACCCAGTTCTTATCAGGATTTGCAATATCGTAGGGTGCTTGAACGCCTGACATGGCATCAATGCCGGTCATATCTTCTACGATACCCACTTTGGCATATTTAGCATAAGTCGATGTATATGCAGCATCAAGTGCATCAACAACTCGTAGATATGGACGTGATGCAAGCAAAGTATTCGCTGAGCGATAAGCTGCTTTACCAGTTCCACTATACGGCTTTAGCCAGCCCAATGCAGGTAGAGAACAACTTATTGTGCCCGTTGCTGTATTTACACTTGGTGTTGCTGCAAGTTGAAAGGTAATGCTATTGGCATTTGGCACAGTCAAAATACGAAACTCACCGTTATATTCGGTTTGTGTCGCACCTGCAATCTTGATCACTTGATATTGCATAAAGTTGTGAGCAGAACCAAAGGTGGCTGTGACTGTTGTTCCACTAGCTGTAAGTGTTGAAACTGTTTGCGAGCCAAAACCATTAACAAGACATGCATCAAGCACATCAATCATACAGCCAAAATTGTTGGTTAATTGCGGTGCATTAGTATTGGTATGCACGTAATACTTAATATCTGTACTTGCGACCATTTCTTATACTCAATAAAAAAGGCTGCATATGCAGCCCTTAGATTTAATTACTTTACACATCGCGATCAATATCACCGCGATACATAATTTGAAAGTTATCGCTCAAAGTGGTTGGTTCGGATTGCTTCACTGTACGAATACACCAAAGCGGATACATGGCTGCGATGGTGTTAAATCGCAAGACATTTCCACTTACCCAACCTGTCCCCCAACCCTCTTTTTTAATTGTGAAATACGGCGCACTGGTGATGGGATTGATTGGTGCGCAATCAGCATTTACATTGCCCGTTCCAATCTGCCCCGACACCTCGCCAATAATTCTAAAGTTTGTCGTGTCAGTAAAAACGATTGCCCAACGTTCCTGAATAGCACCCTTATTGGTAATTTGGACAGGATTCAAAGCATCGTTGTAGTTTGGCGTGATCGGCTGGCCAGCCGGACTATCATCCCACACGCTATTCCAAGTACCTTGCACAAACTTCGATGTGTAGCGACTAAACATATCACCCACCACAACAACAGATCCAACAATCGAATTATCGGCATCATAGTTATGAGTGACTGGCTTTGTGAAAGTCACTTGGCCATTGATCTGTACATCGTTAATTAAGCCAATGTCTTGATAACGATACGCTGCTGAGATAGGTGCAACCAATGCATTCAAAGCAAAGTCACCGCTTAAAGTTACTTTGCCATAATCATAATCAATGGTGTACATATCATAAGGAACCTTGGTTCCATGACTATCTTCAAGCTCACACCACGAAATACGCTGATCATTCAGATCGTATGTTTGCCCTGCCACGTGGCTTGGTAGCGTTTGCAGCTTAGATGAAGCAATCACGCCAATGTCACCCACTCGAAAAATAGGAACCCGACCATCGGGCGGCAATCGCGTAGCAGACAGTCCCAGTATTTCGGAATCAAGCGGAATATAGGTATAAGCCACAGCGTTATAACGAACGCTTGTAGGATCTATCCAGTACGGCACATTGATATAGGTTTTACTCGCTTCAACATACTCAAGTTCAGGCAAGTACCAGTCTTGCGCCTCTATCTCACCACGATTTTCGCTTGTGATTTCAGTCTTAGTGTAAAAGTAAATATCAACAAAGCCAATATCGTAGTTAATCAAACCATGTGCTTGTGCTGTTTCAATCACCCCTACATTATCGGCTGTAAGCGTGAGTTGCCCGCCTGCCATTGCTGCAGCAACTACAGTTAAAGAACCGGGTCGAATTGGAATTGTCGGGGTACGAAAGCTGACATGCTGAATCGGTGGCATATCCGTTGTTGTCGTTAAAGACTGCAGCGTCAAATTGTTATCAACACTTGGGGTCCAACTATCAACATCAATGATACCTGTACCATATTGAATAGTACCAGACTGTGTTCCGCTCCCAGTTGCAGGATCTATATTGCGATAGATCAAACCATTTCGATCAATAAACGTATCAGATCCTGCTTTAAAACGAACTGATCCAGTGAGTATCTGTTCATTAAATCCTTGGGTTAAATCAAAGTTAAGCTTTGATACGGTGACTTGTTTGGTACCTGCATTTGTACCGGATGTATCTCTATAATTTACTTGCACATCAACATTTGAAAATGCTTTTAACTGTGCTGAAACTAACTCTAATGCGCTGCTTTGCGGCAACTTAACTGCTTCTGTCATATTAAGCGCTCACATAATAAGTTTGCGGTGTATAAATGGTTTGCCAACTGGTTACATTTAGAACTGGTGTAACTTCAACCGCACCCGTGGCATAAGTAATGCTGCCTTGCACATTACCCAAACGATCAACCAGATTCCCTGTAGTAGAATTTATAGGCACATCAAACACGGTGACTGTCTGAAATACCGTTGAACCCACACCGCTCGACACAGGTATTTGTAGCTCTACGCTATTCGGTTGAATCGCTGACCCTGTACCAATGGTAAAGCTGAGTTTTTGACTTAGATCTGGTGTCACCGCTGATACTGTCTGTGTTTTAGGATCGCCATAATTAAATACAAAATTAAATGCCGTGTTTTTCTGCGGTAACTTATTCGGAATTAATTTGCCCAAGCCCGTAGCATAATTAATGCTACCAGTGGCATCGCCTGTGAATTGACCCAAAGCATTACTAGAAGCTGTTTTAGAAACACCGTCTAAGGTCCAAGTAACCGAAATAGAACTCGCCGCAATTGCAGCTTGCCCTAAATCAAATTCAATCGCCGCAGGTAACACAGGCAAATTTACACGGGCAAAGGTTGCAATCGGTGTGCCCCATAACAACAGAATTGGCGTGCCAACATCAGGCAATGCCCCTGCCGTTAATAACCAAGATCCTGTTTGATAGTTGATGCTACCCGTGCCGATCGAATCATTTGCCGCGACTAAGCGACCAGTACCATTGTCTTTAAGTGTATAAAACTTACCTTGCGCCATATAAGAAATTGACAGCGCACCCGGTGCAGGAATTGGCAATAAAACACCAGTCCAGTTGGTTCCTTGATTGTTTGCGGTCACTGGCAAGGCATAAGACTCAAAAGGCTGAGTTGGCATCGCTGCGGGCTTAAATGTGATATTGATTGATACCGTTCCCGTACCAATTGCATTGGTCCAAACGATATGACCCGTTTGATAGTCGATCGTACCTATTTGAGTACCTGATAAAGTACGCAAGGTCCCGCCATTGTCTGATATCGCTTGGCCAAATAAGGTGAATGCAATTGAACCGGGTAAAACACTCGAACCAATGTATAAACTCTGATTCGTGTTCACATTAGTCGTAAACGGCGCTGTAATGGTTCCGCTATTACCCGCAACCAATGCAATATTCTCACTTAATGCATTTAAATCAATTAACGGCGTTTCTGTCTGTGAAGATGGAATCAACTGAGAAAAGATCGATGCCGCTTGGATCGTAAAACTATTTACAGCAACATCATCGGCAATTTTGACACTTGCATAATACTTGCCCGTATCTGCAACGATCGTATCCCGAATATTCGTTGGTGACTTAGAGCCTTTGTACCATTGTGATGCTGATAACCCGATAAAATCACGCTCAAGCGGATCATTAATCGAATATGTACCCAACTTATATTCAACCTGATTGCCATCCACCATCATCGTTGCAAGACGTGTTTCAACTTTTGTAAGTCGCACATATTGCTCAAACTCAGTTGATAAGCCCTCATTTGAAACAAGTACAATCGTATCACCGACACTGCTTTCAGTATCCGTTTTAAACATCGCAACTTGTATGACTTTCATACCCTGCCAAAGCGTATCAAGTGGTGTCCCTGCTATTTGGCCACCTTTGGCCAAGTAATTTTCAACCCGATTGGCTGCACTAGAACGCATATCTGTATGGCTTTCGGTACTGAACAATAACGCTGAAACATTCGGATCTTCGGGATTTTTTGAAATGAATACGGTTGAGCCCATTAGGCTTTCAGTGTCGTTGTTATTGATGGCTGGAAATATTTTACGAAGTGATACACGCCCCATAGTTCGATCTAGTTCCGATACATCAGGAAAAAGATTGTTACTCTCACCATCTACTACGATCTGGCCAGAATACTTACCGCCACCGTCTGAAGTATCTGTCAAACGCTCAGACTTATATAAAACTAGGTTATTGGTCTCAATCGGCATTTGGCACCTCGATAAACTTTAAAGTCACTTCGTAGTAGTCACCATCTGATACAGTTGGAAAACCCATCACTGGCTTGGCATCTATCGCACCCTCAGCATGATTAAAAATCACATTGAATTGACGCGTATCGTGTGGATATTCAAAAATAAGGGTGAATTGCTCGCCGATCAGTGCTGACCAGTCCTTAAGTATTGAAAGATCAAATCTCTTAATCCAGCCTTGTTCCCCTGGTGGCGAAAGTGTGATTGGTCGACCGGACTTCTTCTTGCCCTCTTGAACAATCAAAGTTCCGTCAATTGCTCGTTCTTGATTTTGTTCAATTGGTTTCCAAGTAAATTCATCAGACCATAAAAAACCGTCCTCAAGTGGGACGGTTTCATTTGTTAAATTGCGTTTAAACTTCATTATCTAGCCCTGTTTAATTGCTCCAACTCAGTTAAAAAGTCATTCATTAAATTTTGTTGTGAAGGATCTCCTAGCAATTCCAGAGACTTACCACCAAAATCGATTTTATAATTAACTGTTTTGGGATTTGAGGTTGATATATTTGGGGTGTTATTGTTGATTTGGGGTGCAGAGATTACAGGCGCTTTGCTATTGCCACCTTTGGAAATAGATCCACCACCAGCATTACTCGAATTTTTATTTTCCCAGTATGCGAGTGTTTTCTCCATTTCTTGTTTAGTCGTATTCAAGCCAGTAGTGGTTCCACCTTTCAGCGAATTAGTCGTTTCGACTGCTAAGCTATATTTCGCTTTATCGGCTTTGTCTCTCGCTTGGCTTGCATTCATACCCGCTGCAACAAGTCGGTTGTAATAATCTTCAGCCATTTGATCGATGCCGCCTTGCAGATCTGATAAGCCACGGTTATTTGAAGCATCTTTAGCCTTCCGCTCTGCACTAATCTTCGCCATTGCATCTTCCCACTCCTGCAGGCTGGTTTTTGCTTCTTCTCTCGCAATACGACCCAATTCACGGAATCCATCAGCCGCAGAACCCCTTGCTGTTCGACCTACGCGATCAACTGAGTCGGATAAATCATCCATTGTTTTAACAGATGCTTTGCCCAAACTATCAACGGATGATTGAAGTCCATTTGCTGAAAGTTGAGCTTCATACCATGCAATTTTTGCGGCATCACCAGATGCATAGATTTTATCAGCCATATTGATTAATGCTTGTTTGATGTTTTCTGCTGATGCTGTCCCACTATTCATCATCACATTAAATGCTTTCAATTGAGAATCTGCCATTTTATTAGCTTCCTCTCTTGATGTAATACCAAGTAATTTGTATGCTTTTTCAACCTCAGAAATATTAGCAGGCAACTTACCATTCACTTCATCAAGGTAACGCATACCCATTTCTACTTGCTTAGCAGATAAAACACCTTGTTTTTCAAACTCAATTAACTTGGCTTTAGCTGCATCAATTTCAGCTGGGCTTTTTGCTTGATCCGCCCATTTTTGCCATGCTGTATAAGTTAAATCTGCCGCCTGTTTTCCTGTTGCCCCCATCAACTCTAAGTTGTTTGTAAAGTCATCAAATGCCCTGCCTTTTTCTTTAAACCCTTCAGATACTTTATTAAGTGCCACATCAATATCTATACCTAATGCGGCAGCACCTTTTCGCCCAGCAGCCAGGCGTGAATCAAAGTTTTGAACGGCAGTGCTAGATTCCTCCATTGCTGAAATAATAACCTTTCCAGCGCTATTAAATTCAGCCTTTAAACCTTGAGCTGCAAGTTGTGCGTTCAATGCTTTTAATGATGCTTGTCCAGCGGCATCGGCTGATTTAATAGTTGCATCTGCTACTGCCTGAGCTGCTTCTATCTTTGCCTTTTTAATTTTCTCACTTTCGGTTTGATATTCCTTCTCTTTCTTATCGAGCTCGGCTAATCCTGCAATTGCAGCATCAATCGCATTTTGATCGCCTGATTTTCTTGCCTCAAGCAAAGTCTGTTGTAACTTTATTCGCTCATCACTAATTGCCTTGTAGTCAGCAACATGTTTTTCCTCTTGGGCTGTAATTTCTGCCAACGTTTTTTCGTTATTTGCAATTCTCTCAGCATTCTTTTCTTCTTGGCTTAAGCCTATCTGACGAATCGCCTCAACACCTGCTGACTGGAATTTTTGGGCATTCTGTTCTGCCTTTAGATAAAACTCTTCTGACTTTGCAGTTAGTGTTTCAAATAATTCATATGCTTCTGCCGATACTTGACCAAAGGTAAGACGTGATATCCAGTAACTAAATGCACCAGCCGCACTGTATAACCCGCCTGTGATAAGGTCTATAGCTATTGTAATACCTTTAAACCCATCATTTAGAAATCCAATTACAACGTTTACAGCCTGAAGAGCCTTAGTAAAACCATTTGTATTATCAGATGCAGAATCAATCCCACTATTAAAATTAAAAATTTGCCCCAGAACTGTATTAAGAACATCTCCTGTAGTTTCAAATATTGTTCCAATTGTAGAACCTAGTGATTTAATCGCATCATATGCAGATAACAATGCAGTTTTAAGTGCTTCAATAGTCTGAGGGTCAATCTTTTTCAGTTGATCACCAAACCATACAAATCCTGAACCAATGTCTTTTAGAAGAACTTCAACAATATCTAAATTATCAGCTAGTACCGATAACCATTGAGCTACTGTTGCACTTGCGCCATTCGCTTGATCCATCTCACCAATTAGGATTTGCCAGGATGTTGCAATTTTTTGAAGTGCTTTGCTTATAGTTAATGGCATTTCTGAATACTGAGCATCCACACCCGCTTTTTGTTTAGCTAAAGCTGCAAGTACACGTTCCGCAGATAGCTCGCCGGCTTCAGCCATCTTGCGTAGTTCGCCAGTTGTAACTCCTAAACCTTTAGCTAATGCTTCAGCTAAGCCGTAGCCATTCTCCATAATGGAGTTAAACTCTTCACCGCGAAGAACCCCACCCTGCATTGCTTGAATGAACTGCTGTACCGCCGCTTCACTTGCTTGTGCTGAACCACCACCCAATTGAATTGCTTTTGTGACTGTACTCGTCATGTCCAAGGCGAATTGCTGAGACTTGCCCATATCTTTAGCAACAGTATTTAATCTAGTGAAAAGATCGCCTGTTGCATCAAGACTTGAGTTAGTCTGCAAAGCGATTTGGTGTACACCTGCAATGGCTTGCTCAAAGTTCCCAGTGTCTTTGGTAGATTGTTGGATTTTTGCCGACAGCACTGCATAACTGTCTGCTGCTTCAGCTAATTCTTTTACCCCCAATCCCATACCCAAAGCAGCCATAGCACCAACAAGTGCATTTACTACAAATTTAGAACCTTCTATGCTTTGATCAAATCCAGTCGTATTTGCACGTAAATTTAATAAAAAATCTAAACTATTGGTTGTCATACAACTTTCCTTTAGGCGAAAAAAATCCACCAGATGGTGGATACATTAAATTTTTGGAACCCATAGTTATGGGTTTTAAATAACTTGTATATTATTTAGTTGCTTTATCTGCCTTGCAGTAATCAATTAAAAAAATAGAATTATCCATATAGGTCATTCCTTCATTCATATATTCTTTAGAAGACGATTCATTATCCTGCATAAAACCAAGAAAACTTTTTATTATATATTCATATGAATATAACAAATTTGTTTTCAAAAATTGTTCACAATCAGTATTAGTTTGTTTGCTTTCCAATTCTCTTTTAATAGCTTGTAGATTTTGTATTGGAGTTGCCAAACCAATTCTTGGTGTTGAACCTGCCAAAGATAAAGCATCAGACCATTTCCCGCCAATTTCCCTATAAAACTTCTGATCGGAAGGGCTTAATTTACTTGAAACTGCGAGCTTTTCAATTTCTTCATCTTTTAATCTTTGAGTTTTAGATTTAATTAACTCAATATTTTTAATTTTTTGTTTTTCAGACTCCTTATCTTTATTGGATTTATACATATAACCCATTACTAATAAAGAAAAAACAACAAATGCGACTATTAATTTTTTCATTTTTCTTATCTCACTTATTCTTCACATCAATTTTAAAAATTTTGCCTCTACACAAATATACTTTGTACTCTTGCATATCAATATCGTACTTATACTCTGTCGTTGCACAAACAAAATTGCCATCTTCATAAACAAAATATCTCGGCTTTGCTTTTCCCATTTTGCTAATTAACATTTCCTCAGTATCACCGATGAAAATAGCTTCAGTGGTTGTACGCATTGAATTTGTATCGCGAGCGAAGACATTTGCAGAAATTAAAATTGAAAAAATTCCCAATAATAAGTATTTCATTTATTAAACCAGTTGTTTTTAATTCCAATTAATTTAGCAAATGGTCTAAATGAAGTCATTAAAAGATTTTCCATCATTTTTCTAATTGCTTAATGCTCTTATCCCAGTCTTGCTTGCTTGTATTCATAGCCATTCTTACAGCTACTGCAGTATTTTTAATATTTTGTCGCTCATTTCTTTGAGCCGCTTCAATGTATTTCAAAAATGCGCCATAGGACATATTCAAAACCTCTTCTTCTCTATGGCCATGCTTAATAAGATAAGAAATCGCATTAAACCAACTGGAATCTTTACTGTTTTCGCCCGTAGGTTCTTTCTTAAAGAAATCCTCATTCACTTGAATGATATTTAAAACCAGATCTGCAATAGCTTCCGTGTTCTCTAAACGGTCTGCAAAATAATTAGCATCCAGTGTGGTTGCTAACGAAAATACACCCATGATTTGAATAATATTGGTTTCAATTAACGGCGTGATTGTTTCTACTGAATAACTTTCTAGCTTTTTAATCGGATCTGCAAATTGAGCAAAGCGACTTAAGTTCTTGACTTGGATCTGCTTAATCTCAATATTCTGATCAATAAATTTATAAGGCAATGATTTATTGTTTAAAAGAAAAAAGTCATTCATAGAAAGAATCCTAAAATTACAGGCACGAAAAAAGACGCTAATGCGCCCCTGTGCCTGTAAGTATTATTAAGCTGTTACTGAAAAACGTTCGATGTGACCAAAGACACTTAATTCAGCATCGTTGGCTTTGCTATTGTCAGCCATGCAACTGCCAGTAATAGAAAACTTATTAAAATCTTCATTGATAAGATCGAATTCAGTCTCTGGTGATAGCGTTAAGCGGTGCAACTCAACCACGACTTTATCCCCTGAAATCGTATCTATACCTTTGAACAAGACTTTATATTCAGACCCAGTGTTATTTGCGATAGTGGTTCGTGTCTTGGCAGCAGCAGTTCCTGACCACTTCACCGCGCCAGTAACAGATTGAACAAATTCTACCGTTCCATACACCGCATCAAGAATATATTTGCTTGAATCAATATCGGCATTAGATCCATCTTTGAACGTTACACCCGTTAGATTGCGCAAACCTAAGTCGATAATGCTTCCAACCGTAACAGTGCCAAGTGAGCGATCAGTGATGGTTTCCGATGCAATGCTAATACTATTACCACTCATCACAAGCGCTAAACTAGTTTTATTAACTGTATCGAGCTCTCCATCAACATCAACACCCGTTTGCTTGTAAAGCGTTGCATCTTTAGCACGTTGACCATAACGACTGTCGTAGTGATCTACTTTATCAGATGAAATTTTTAGTTTTAGCGTTGGCATATTCCCGACGGGTAGTAGTGCACCCGCAACGCCGTTCACAATTTTTGCTAAACACAGCTCGCCCTGCAGCGAAAGTAAATCAGGCTTCGACATTATTTTCTCCTACCTGTTTTTTGTTTGATTGCTTTACCTCAACCTTAGGCGTTTGCTCAACATGAGCATTTTCTTCTAAGACTTCGATAATTCCGTCTCGTTCTAACTGAATAATTTGCTCAGCTGGCAAAGATCCAATAATTTCACCTTTTGCCCATCGCCCGATTGGCTTCAAAGCTTTGTATTGCTTATCCATAAATACCTCATGTAAATATTTGAATTTCAAACATCAGTGGAAAATATGCAAATCCCGGTGAGCTTCCAATTCGCACTGGTGAATTTGCCCGTTTAAACATTCGATAACCTGCTACTTGAGGATTGAAGCCCTGCAATGTGTCCAGTAGATTTCGAATGAATGGATCTGCTTCTTTACGCAGTGAGTTTGTATTTTGCAATTGAGCGCCCGCATCTCGAATACACAACACGACTAACCATTGCTGAAATACTGTTGCCGAACTTCCATTACTCGCGCTATCACCAATTCGGTCATCGAAATAAATCACACTTACTGACGGCGCATTGTTTGAGGCTTCGAGCATTGCCTCTATGGTAAATGGAGTGTTGACCTCAACCAATTCAGTCATTGCTGTTTGAATTTTCTCAACTAGAATTGGCTCAACTGCAAAATAGTCTTTAATTACTGTCATAGTTACACCACAAATATTCCAGTACCAAACAGGTGTGTAGGTTGATCATCCTGCACAGGAAAATTCAAAACAGCTTTGCCAGTTGCAATGTTTTTAAGCCAACTCAACACATCTTCGTAGTCAAGCCGCACAATGTCCGTAGGCTTATCCTTATACAAGTAATATCTTGCGACTACAGCAACGGCACGCTTAACTGGCTCAGTTGTTACAGGTAACGGTAAGGGATATTGAACAGCTATATAACCATTCACCATTTCTATGGCATCCGAAATGGCTTGTACGGATGTTGTTGGATTTGCTCCCTCTGTTTTGGCAATATTACGTTCAAGTCGGACGATTTCAGTTTCACCAAAACGACCGATAAGCTCGTCCCGTGTTAGATAAGACATTTAATCCACCACTCTATATGTTATTGATTGTCTCAATTGGCCAGTGTCAATTAATGGCTTGCTGCTACCTTTACGCTTGATTGTTTTGGCTTTCAACGGCGTAAATTTGCCATTCACCATGTACATCTGCACATCTGCCGCAGCTTGCATCCCCAAAACCTGCTTAATCTTTGTAGGAGTGGTTCTAAGTAAAAGTAAGTCCTTTACCTCTCCCAACAAATATTTGCCGTATTTGCCTTGGTTTAGTGTGATTGATGCACGAAGAAACGACCGCTCTGGAATTTTGCGGCTAGGTGCACCATATTCATGAATTGCTGCTAGATCTGGCATCGTGATTGAACGTTTACCGCTGTGCATCCCAAAAGCGCCGATCTCAACCTTGCCTAGAAACTTGTTCGCCTGCTTTTGGAACTGTTTTAAAATCCAACTTGGATTTTCTGACATTTCAGCTTTTACTTTGAACATGGCCATCTAGCCTCTTATTACTTAGCGGCCACCAACTTTGCTTGCAGATCTTCAAGTGACTCATCATCACTAAATTCGACATTTAGCTCAGTTAATTTGGCTTTTACTTCCACCAATTCAGCTTCACGTTTTGCCTTGGCTGCTGCTGTATCAGCTTTGCTGCTTGGCTTGGCTTTCTTAACTTCAGATATGATCAATTCACCTGATTTTTCTAAAGCTGTGAATAAAGGATGATTGGCTAAAGCTTCATGCTGATCATCTGTAATTTCTACTTCTACGCCTTTCGGTAGTACAACAGGACCAGCTGCAGTACGTGCAGAAACGCGACCCATTTCACCCTGATATGTATATTTCGGCATTTTCATTGCTCCAAAAATGACTAAAGCCGCTTAATTGCGGCTATTTAGTCATGATTTATAAATTGGTTAATTAAGTTTTAGGAACGTCCATATAGCGCAGGCTATCTACACGTTTGAGCCATACCCCTTGATACAAGTAATAACCCGGTGTGAATAGGTCAAGCCCATCAGCCTGAGGTGCTAAGAATTCCAACTCTTTTGGAATACGCATTTCGATACATGCTGGATCGCGACGATAAACAGTAATACGGCGAATACCACCAACCCCCATCGACTCTGTGCGACTTGTTGCACGGATAGTGAGTTTTTTCCCTTCAAGCGCAAGCAAATTATTCTTAGACACCCATTCAAAAATGGTGGTCTCTAAATTATCAGCGATACGTCGTTGAGTCAGAATGCGCATTAAGCTTGTTGGTAAGATCATCGTATCTGGAGTAATTGCGGGATTGAATTCACTTGCTTCAATCGCATCAGATAAGATGTCATTAATATCTGCAAGGATTTCATCTGGTGTTGCAGTTTCCCATGCCTTTAATGCAGTCTGAACATTAACCCCAGTTTGGTTAAATAAGCCACGCAAACCTAGATTAAGATCACCCACCCAAGCAATACGAGACATATGCTTTTCAAAGCCCAAACGTGCAGCTTGGATCTTATCAGCTTCAAGGGTGATACCCGCTTGAGATGCTGTGGCCAATTCAAGAATCGAATACTGATAGCCAATTGAACCTGATCGAACGCCTAGATCCACGTTGTCGTAGAATACTTCAGCTAATGGAATATCAACGCCTGTCCCGCTATGGTCCTGACCTTCACCTACGCCGTTTTTACGTTGTAATGTATGCTTGGTACCAACAGTTGCGGGGAAATTTGATTTCACTGGAATGTATGAAGCGTATTCAGTTGCTTCAGTCATTTGTGGTGTCATTTCATTACTTGTTTCTAACTGAACAAGCAATGTCACCAAGTTTTTAAGATTAAATGCATCACCCGCCTGAGCTTGCATAATTGGCGCTACACCACCAAACAGGGCGAGCTTTCGATTAATAAGTTGTTCACGATTCATGTATTAAGCCCCGCGTAATTGAACAATAGCCATGCCATCAGCATTGGAAATGCAATCCCAAGTAGCACCGACTAATTCAGTGCCATCTGTTGCACTTGTTTGATATGAACCCAATGGGTTGTTTGTAGTTGCATTCGCTGTGCGAACGTAAACCTTGCCACCTGTAGCCGTAATTGGAACGGCGGGTTTTACCCAGATTCGACCGACTCGCATGATCGGCGGCACATCGTACTGCTGATATGCTTCTTTGCCATTTGAATCAGTACCGTTCTTGCCGATGTGTTGATGTACAACGATACCGATGGGACGTAATCCACCACCTACGATAGAACAACGAACGCCGTCACCTGCATCACAAGCGACTTGACCATCATTTAATGTGCCTGTGCCTGCCATTGGCATAGAGCGCACATCTTCAGGCGTACTTTTAAGGCGTTGCCCGACTACCGCCACTTTTGAATTAAGCTGCATTTATTAGCTCCTTAAATATCTTTTTTCCAAGCTGTTGTTTTGTCATAGCCCTGTTCTTGTGCAGGTGTCGAACCATTCCCTCCTGCTGCTGGGGTATTTTGGCTATCACCCGTAAAGAAACTATTAATTGGGTTTGACGGGGTTTGAGTGCCACTGGTTGCAACAAGCGCACGAAACACCATGTCGACTTGCTCAGGCTTAGCGTCGACAACCGTAACTTGTCCCAAGATAGCGCCAACGATTGCATCGCCAGCTTTGGCAGTAATAGCCTCACGCTTAATTTGCTCACAAGAACACCCATCAGTTTTGACATTTGCATTGAGTTTTTTTGCATCTGAAATTACAGTTGCACGCTCATTGGCCAATGCTTCTAACTTTTCTGGAGTGACTTGATTGGCTTCAAGCGTCGTCACTTTTTCAGCATTGGTTTTTGCATCTGCAACAACTTTATCGATCACAGCTTGAACGGCGGCCAACTCTGAAATTGAAAACTCTTGATCTCCAATTTTGAGTTTTGAATTAACCGTTTGTTGCAATGATGCTAATAAGTCCTGATCTTTTTTTAGTGCTGCTGTTAAAGCCGCATTATCGGCAACATCAAAAGGGATGCCATTTACAATGATTTGCATTGTTTTCTCCGTTGGATTTGGTTGTTTTGGGTTTTGATCGCCAATGCGGCAATCGCCTCCGCAACGGCCATATTTGACAAGGGCAACATGATCGCCGTAGAAGTTTTTAAACTCAGCTTGGTAAGGCGTTCCGTCTGGTGCAGTACCAGTGATGAAATGAAGTTCAGCGCCATAACCTAAAGACAACTCCAAGCGTTCTTGGCTTTGGATCTGCTGAATCACATCACTGTCTTTAATCAGCAAATCACCAATTAGATAATCCCCATCACGGCGAACATTCGATAATGTGCCGATTGAATGAGTTTTCCATGTGGCGGCATTTACAGCATTACCCGGTGGATGATTGTCTGTGACATCTACACCCTGATAGCTCTGGATTGTTTCAGGTCGAAATAGCTCATCGGCTGAACTAAAGACATTAATGACTTGATCAGGCGTATACCCCTCAATGCCATTAAATTCCGCCGCATAGTATTGGCGAACCTGTGGCGCTTTGCCGAGTCGAGCATCTCTGCACAATAAAAAACCCTCTGGTGTGAGGGTTCTTGTAGATTGAGCAGGTGCAAAGTCACCTAACTTTAAGTGAAGTAAATAGCGTTTCATTGGCTTTCCTATAGGCAATAAAAAACCCACTTCGGATGAGTGGGTTTAGTTGCTCGTTGTTATTTATTGTACTGGATTTCCAGAATCAACTTTTCGTTGCCATCGATCTTGAGTAAGTTTTTGTTCGGGGGTTAGGCTGTCATAACTCACTGTTTTTAGACTCGCAATATGCGCTTGAGCTTCATCATGGCTTTTTTGCATTTCAGATTGCCATGCTTCCAGATCGTCACCATATCCATCTTCTTTTGCAATTTTACGCTGCTTTTCTAATGGTAAGGTTAAAATACCAGGAATCGATTTTGTCATTCATCTATCTCCCATAGTTCAATTTCAACTACACCGTTAGGGAACTCTCTGCGATCTTTGACACGAAAACGCTTAGGTCGATTGAATATAACTTCATACTCTTGATCTTTATATTCACTTATGAAGTTTACATTCTTTGCTGTCTTTGAGTGTATCACAAGTCGATGCGGATAAAAATCGAACACATCACCATCGCCATAAGTCGCGCTTGTAAAAGCATTGTATTCAACCGTATCACCAATTTCGTGTTTAGCTAAAAGCTCCGCTGGCAATCGGGTACGGCGAACTACTGCACCTATGTGATTTGGCAATCGATCTAAAGCACTACTCAGCACCTTTGAAGCTGCAACTAGCTCAGAATAAAGCGGATCGCCCTCATTAATTAAGCCATTCAACATACTATTCAAATTGCCGTAACCATTGCCCGTGTAATGTCGCAATGCTACCTGTTCAGGCAACGTAAGATTATATTCTTCAGCTAAGGCTTGAATATTCTTATCGCTCATCAGGCTATTTGCAATTTTGCTAATCTGGTTCTTGTTCAGCCAACCTAACAAATCATCATTTTGCTGCTCAATTAAGGTTTTTATCCCTTTTCGAACTGCCATTGCCTGCTCTGGTGTCTTTGCATCCTTATCAAATAAATGCGCCGTGTAAGGTATTGGTACACATCGACATCGAATCGGAATACCCGGATGCCCGTCTGGTGGTGGGTCATTCCATGCGAATATCAAACCATCGCGCAAACGGTGCGAATGTCTTACACGTTCATCATGACTAGTTGACCATGTGTAATGAGTAATACCTAACTTTTGCTGACGGATCTGAGCGAGCCGCCCGTTGATTTTTCCAAGTTGATCAACCGCAATTAACTTAGCGCGTGAATCAGTGGAATGGCCAATATCCAAAATTGATTTTTTAATCTCATCGGAACGCTTACCCGTCTGTATCCCATCAAGTACGGCGGCTTCAACTTTATCTAAGTATTGCTTAGGTATGGACTGGATCAGTGATACGTTTGCAGCAATAGCACTATCAACTGCATCTTGTAGATCCTCATCTCGCATCAAGCCAGTAAAATCCAAACCTGTCGACTTTTGCAGCATTTCTACAATTTGCTTATCGCTTGCTTTCTTCTGCTTCAGAACGATTTGCGTAGCCAATTGAGCTGCTATCAGATCAATACTATTCGTGATCTTCTGTTTTAGATTTCCCAGTGCGTTTTTAACACTGGAAAATATGCCATCTCCGATATGGATCTCAATTGAATCACCCATATTGAAAGCCAACATCGGCTCAATATCATCCTTAACACCCTTTTGACATAAATGACTTATCGACAATAGGGCTTTGTAATATTCAACCTCAGTTTTCTTAGAAATGAATATAGGTTGCGGTTTTGCTTTACGTCCTAACTTTGATTTATGGGCTTGCTGAATTAGCGGCTTAAGGTTGCTGAGAATTGTCATCTATTTGCCCCGCCAAATCTTCTAGCGCTTGGATATGAGCATCATCTAAAAAGTCGTAAGTACCATCTTGCTGAAGCTGCTTTGCAATCATTGCCTCAGTGATAATCCCTTTCTCTAAATATTTGATGTCACGCTCAGTGTTGTTCTTCTCTACTTCAGATCGGGTTTTTACATCGAGCTGCCAGAGCGGATAAAACACAAAATTAAAGCCTGCTGGTATTGCTCCAAGCAGGCTTTTAAAGATCATGGGAAATATCCGTTCTAGTATGGGTCGCAAGGTCCAGTTTTGTTCTGTGTTGACTCGATCGTAGTAACTTCGCAAATCGAATTCACCGCTATTGTTTAAGCCAGATGTGGTTTGACCGAATAGCAATGTATAGGGCATGTCAGCAGCACCAGCCGTTTGTTGGCCAAACTCTCTCATCAAATCTGGTAAGCCACCAAATGTATAAGACTTAGACTCATACTCTTCATCCTTATCAATGACTAACATGCCATTAATACTTTTAAGCAAAGCTGCTGCACCAAATCGCTCCATTGTCTCTTTAGCGCGATTAACGATATTCATCATTAAATTTGGCATACGAATCACATCCACTTTTGCTTCGTGTACTAAACTCGCTGCGCCTGCATTGGTTGCAATGTAGTTACGCAATGTGTAGTAGATTGCCAGCAAAAGAGATTCGCCCTCATCGCCGTGTTTCACACACATGATTCGAGAATGATGTATTTTGCTTTGAGTACCATTGCCATTACTAATTTGGTAATACATTGGTTGTTCTGGTTCACCTGCGCTCAGCTCTAAAGGTACATATTCCTGATTTAAAGGCTGTACTTTGGATTTCTTTAGAACTGTGAAAAATTGAAGCCCACCTTGTCGTAACTTTTCAATCTCAAAAGGCTGATCCAATGACAGACCATCTGCTAATCCAAATACCAAATACGCTCGACCATACAAACGAGACCAAATAAGAAGCTTGGCCAAACGCTCGACTAAACGTAAACGCTTAATTTCATCACTGATCTTGATTATTTGACCATCCTCTAATCCAATGAAGTACCACCCAGCTCGAAGCATATCCAATACGGGACGATTGACAATTTTCTTAGCAAGCCAGTCTTGATATACCGCTTCGAAATCATAATCAGTAAGATTAGTTTCTTTTGCAAAATGGCCATGTGATGACTTATCACGGCTTGTATTGAGATTAGATACAAAGTTGACATAAGCACCATCATTCACAATGACTGGCGCTTGTGTTTGATTGCGCTCTTCCAAGATATTCTCCTTAATCTAAAAGGTCGTAAGGATTCACAACCATATTTTCGATCGCATCAATTGTTGGGTCCCACTGGTCATCGTGGTCATGTGTCATATCCGCAGTTAGCCCCTCGATTTCTTCGATGTAATTTAATAACCACGGCGCTTTAGCGGGTAACATCACCAAACCATCTTCGACATAAAAAACAACATCCATAGTCCTAACGAGTTTGTCTGTATCTCGTTGGATCGCTCGAATTGGGATAGTTGTTTCTCTTGAAATAGTTTGAATAAGCGTTGTTCCGCTGGCTTTATCCTCAACAGCCATATAGCGTAGATTCCCGATTTTGGTATCACCCGCTTTATGTTTATTGATGAATTTCTTACCCTCTTTTATTAGCTCTGGTGCTTCCCACTTACCACGATGTACATCGACGATATAAAGCTTGTTGTCGTACCCTAGACCAGCACATAAGAAAACTGAGAAATCGTTATGCTCTTTAATCTTTTGCGCCGTATCGGCAAAGATTGCTCGCCATTTAAGTAGTGGCAACTCTAAGTAACGCCCGAACCACTCAGACTTAACTAAATCACCGCCTAACTTTTTAGGGTTCTGCATGTACTGACTTGCAAACGTATAACGTGAGACAGCCGCGCCGTCTTTATCTTCACCACCTTTTTCCAGTTGCAATAAAGATTCAAGTGACTCTTTAAGCGGCCAATAACTTTGACGACCGTATGGGTCGCGTTCAACATCTCGCGGAACCTTGGCTTTTATATGCTCTGGTAATTGGTTGATATAATCATCATCAATCAAAGCTGGTATGCAGATCTGCTCCCACTTACCTGGCACATTTCCAGTCATTACGAAATTGGTTGGATCTTCAACGTGCAAACGTTGCATGATCAAAATAATTGGTGTGTCTGACTTGGCTTTACGTGAGTTGACCGTGTTCAGAATCTTACGATTGGCTTTCTTACGTGCCGATTTACTAAAAGCATCCTCAGGTTTTAATGGATCATCCAGAATGATAGCGCCTGTAAAGCCCTCATTTGCCAATGTACCTGCACGACGGCCAGTGACTTGCCCACCCATTGAAGCAGCATAAACATGCCCAGCATCAAATCCATCAACTGTAGTTTTCCAGTTGGATTTTGAATCGGTGCTTTTTGAAATCTTTACTGGCCACAGTTGTTGGAAATCTTCGGATTTCACAATATTTCGTGCTGTGGCGGCAACATCTTCAACCAATGACTGGGAAAATGATAAATACAGAAAACGTGAACGGGCAGCGCGTGCCATTCCTCTCGCGATTAAGTTTGTTAGTAATTCCGTCTTACCTGAACCAGGTGGGACATTAATAACAAGATTTTTAATTCGTCCTGCAATAACCTCATCAATTGCCCATGCAATATATTCATGATGCCAATTGACTGAAAACTTAAAGCCCATGCGCGGTAAGAAAAAACGCCGTGTAAAGAATAAATGTTCTTTTTCACAGCGTTCTTTTTCTAATTGCATATCAAGAAAGCTAGTATTTACTTTCGAGTTCATCCATTGCCTGCCTTATCTGTTCAGACGTTGCTACAACATGGGTAACATGCTCAGGGTTTAAAGGTTGGCCATCTGCACCTGTTAATTGCGTTTTACTTGTATTTGTATATTGCCCGCCCATCTCTTTTGCAGCTTGCTCCGCCCATTTCGGAATCAAAACTGGATTGTCTGGATATTTATCAACTAAACCCTGTAGAAGCTGAAGTCGATAGCGCATGTTGGCAATTGGAATAGCTTCAAGTTCTTGGTTTGCTATACGGCGATACTCAAAGAATTTATCTCGTAATTCCTGACTTAAGTCTTGACCAATTCTTTTTGTTGGATCGTAGGCCTCACATTGTTGTGGGGTCACATCAATACTAAAAACTTCTTTAACTGAACGGGATGTTTGGGTTGGTGTTTCAAACTCAGCAAGCATCCTAACGATGAACAGTTTCACCTTTTTGGTAATACGTGCCATTTCCACCATTCCATCTAAGTACATCTAAGAAGAATGGCAAAAAAATTTCTAAACCACTCTTAAATAACAAGTTCCGCAAGCATGATAAACATCAGCTTTTGCTACCGTAGGTCTTTGATTTGCAGCATTAACCATTTCTTGAACTTCCTGATTTGCTCCATAACGGCGAACTACACCCGTGAACTCTTCCACATCATGGCCTTTTATTTCTAAATTAGGTTTACCAGTCTCACGGTTATAGGATGGAACCCCATATTTATCTTTCTTGTGGGCAATATGATAAAGCTCATGTTCGATCAAAGCACAGAAGTCAACATCATTAGCTTGCTGCGCATAAGTTGCATCAATTGTGATTAAGTACTCAGGCAAATCATTGAACCATTGATAAAACTGTTCTTCCTGCCGTTCCTTTTTCCACCCCCCAGCATTGATCATGATCTTTTCAGCTTGGCCAACGACAAAGCGACCTTGTTTCTGAAATCCACCTTTTGCCCACATTACGGCGATTTGAGGATAATAGAAGGCTCCTAAATGCGCATGATCAGGGTTATATAGCTTATGTTCAGGATTAAGAAAAATAGACTTTATCCATCGCCATAAATCAGGTGCTGGCGCAAAGTTTGGTGTATCTAAGGAAAAAATCCATTCTGGTGGATATGGGCGTTGCTGAATTACAAATCCGACTTCGTTCATAAATTTCACCCATTAAAAAACCCGCATTAGCGGGCTATATAATTCAAAACTTTGCTATTCAATGTAAGTTCCATCTCTAACACTGTTCAACACAATTAAACCTTTTATTGATAGCTTTAATTGATTTAAGAAGTATGTATTTACATTAGCTCCTAAAATATTACCATTAATTGTTTCAATTTCAATTTTTGTATTCTGACCTGAAAACAACTTTATAAAATTATCTAGGCATTCATACTTTTGAATGTTTCGAACATAATGCTCAGCTAAAGTTACAATACAAAATGATCTCTTATCTATCACTAATTCTGGTTGTTCAAGATTAATTTCATATGTATTTGTGTTAACAATTAATAATTTCTTCGCTAATGGGTTTGCAATCTTTCCATCTTTAGAAACTCTTATAGTTGGCATCAATTTTTATCTCAATTGGTTTTTAATAAATTTAACACAACTATTAGAATGCCAACTATCTTAAAAAATAAAAAGCCCGCCAATAACTAGTGTGTTTGAAGGGCTTTATGTGCAGTACCAAGTTAGGTAACTTTATTCACATGACAAAATTACAGAATGAGTTAAAAACAGTTATTAAACTCCAATTCAACATCATAAACCATTGTTTTAATTGAACATTAACTACAATAAAAAATTTCAAAAAACTTTATACTGAACCTACTTCTTTTTGATGAGAACATTCATATGTCCTTAATTAAAACCCGTTTTATTGAATTACTTTTGCTTGAACTGATTCGATACTCATTATTTACTGGAAGCGAAAAGTTACTTCCCTACCTAATGATTTTATTCTGCTTCTTATTCATATTTGAGTTATTAAATCAAATTTTAGGGTTTCTGTTGCTTAACCATCAGGAGAAACAACAGAAACCAATCGTAATCATCATTATAAAAGAATAATTTCTTTTTTGATGACAAGTGGTGGGGTCGCCAAACAACACCACTTGAAATCATTTTAATTAACTCAATCTTTTCAATCAATTCAGAAAACAAAAAAGCCCGCGTAATGCGAGCTTTCAAATAACTTTGGTGATTGACCATAACTTCGTCCACCATATCACGAATATGTCATATCCTGTCCGTACATGCAAGTACTACTCCAAACGCAATCTTTTATCATGACCATTTAGATAATACTTACCTGCAAATATCATTTGATCTAAAGACGTTTTCCCCAAACAAAACTCATTAGCCATTTGTCTCAATGACATTCCTCTTACATTTTTTTCTACAAATAGGCCTACTGCTGCCTTAGCTGAATTACAGATGGTATTGGTATCAGAAACCTCTTTAATTAGCTTTCTAACCTGTTCTGCTTCAAAATCTGAAATAACACAGATAACTACATTTTTATTATTAGATTGTTTGTCATCATTGGATCTGATCAACCAATAAATTTGATTTACACCAAGGTCATCTGGTGCATTCCCACTTTTCATACGACAAGTTTGAATATATGCACCATATTGCTTTAACCAAACTTCTATTGTGAATTTAGACCAGTCCATTACTTTGTTTTTAGCGATAGCATTCATCAATCAAACCTCTCGTACATCAATATTTAGAACCGTTTTCATTAAGTGCTTTTTGTTTCTATAGCTGTCTTTCTTTCTCGTAGCTTCCGACTTCACATCTTCGACAATGTATTCACCGCTTATGATGTAGTAAGTGAAATCAGCAAAATAACGTAATGCTGGCTTTGCCCTTTTCTCTCCCTCTAGCTTGGTTTTGGGTGCAAGTTCAAATTTAGTGTGATGCTCTAAACCGAAGATCTCGCCCCTCTGCTGCATTGCTTTAAGCTCGGTGTACCGCTTGTGTTCTTTCTTGCTATCGAAAGTCATCCCATCAAATTCAACTTTCTGAGCATTAAACTTGTTGCGTTTTTTAGCCTTAGGTTTTTCAGACTGTTTAAGAATTTCACGGCGGTACTGTTCGACGCTCATTGATGTCATTTAGATTTGTTCTCCGCAACTTTCACGAAGCAATCTTCAAATCCTGTGTACTTGTACCCCCGCTCATCTTTGGCTTGAACAACTAACTTCCCAGTTCTTTTACCTTTCTTAATGAATGAAATCCGTAACTCGCCTTGAGGATTCCAACCCGCTTGTTTAAATGCATCTGAATCTGGGCAAACAATATCTCCAATACAAAAACTCATTGGCTTTGCTCCTTCAAAACGCAAAACTTCTCCATTTCTTTCTTGATGTCTTCGATACTTACAAGAACCTCAATAAGAGGAAGCCAACCGCTGTTTTCCTCCCAATTTCCACCAAATGAACATGATTCAAAGCTAATTAAACATCCTGTATCTTTAGCTTCATTCAGGTGTTCTTGATCAATATTTTTAACGAACTCACGATTTTCGAAATGAAAATACTCAGCTGATTCTGGGGTGTTATTCACAATCAGAATCATGTCTTTCAAACGGTTGAATCCATCTATTTTTGCTTTGACAGCTTCCACTACATCCTCAGTTACCCATTGATTACGAGAACTAAGCACTCCGTCTCTGCACAACATGCCATGAATCTTTCTTATGCCACGCTCAAAACGATCTTTACGAACAACATCACCTGTTGCATCAAACTCAAACATATCTGGAGTTAATTTGTGGTCTTGAAACTCAGGTCTGCGCAAATCGAATTCGGTAACTTCTTGTTTTTTACTCATCACCCTTCTCCTACACTGCTCAGCAAGTTCTTTTCACAAGCGCGGCGGCTCATATCTGCCAAATGCATAATTTCAGTTTTAAGTTGATGTTCAGCGTTATGGCGGAAAGCTTTTATCACTTGGCGCACTACGATAATTTCGTAATGAGGACGGCGTTTAATGTTGGCCAACCACATTAAATAAAAACGAATGTCTGAATTTGTTAAAACGATATTCATGAAACCTCTCCAATTAGGTCTATATCTTCTTTACAAATTCTCTTAATACGTTGTGATTGAAGCTCCTCGTATTCAGGATTTAATTCACATCCCAAATATTGACGGTCATGAGTTAATGCCACCGCAGCAGTGGTACCACTTCCCATAAAAGGATCGAACACAATGTCATTTGCTCGAGATCCTGCAAGAACACAAGGCTCAATCAAGTCTGGTGGGTATGTAGCGAAGTGAGCGCCTTTATATGGTTTTGTAGCGATATACCAAACGCTGCGTTTGTTACGAGTTAGTAAATCGTATTCACTATCTGCTCGCTCTGCTCGATGTGTGCCAGTGCTTTGATTAGGAATAGCAATAGCTCTTTTACTATCTCCTCGCTTGAAATTGTCACGCGAAGATCTCGAGATAACAGCTTTCATTGGCCCGTTGGTTTTACCTATTGCTCGTTCACTTCCAGACTGATTCTCAATGTTTTGAGAAAGACGCTTTAGTGAACTTTCAGCAACAGGTTCTTTAATGGCTTCGTGATTAAAGAAATACTTTCGAGATTTACTAAATAAGAAAATGTATTCATGAGCTTTGGTGCATCGGTCAGTGATGCTTTCAGGCATGGGATTAGGTTTATGCCAAATAATATCTTGGCGTAGGTACCAACCATCAGCTTGCAAAGCAAATGCAACACGCCAAGGAATACCAATAATATCCTTAGGTTTTAAATTTGATTGAGCTGCATTTTGCTTAGGTAAAAATAATCCTTTAGTTTTAGGATTTTTCCCATCGTTCAGACCTGTTCGTGTCATTCCACGCCCAGAACCAGCGTAGCTATCACCCAGATTCAACCAGAGCGTACCATCATCATGCAGCAGCTCTCGAACCAATCTAAAAACTTGAACCATATTTTCAACGTATTCATCAACAGTGTTCTCTAAACCAAGTTGACCACTAACGCCATAGTCACGAAGTCCAAAATAAGGAGGTGAAGTAACACACATTTGAACCTTGGTACCTTGATCAATGAGTTGCTGCATTGATTCTCTGCAATCACCAAATAGGATTTTATTCATGCAGCCGCCCCTTTGGTTTGTTTGAAACCAAGTTCGATCAGGAATGGAATGAATGGTTTTTGTTGTTCAGGATCTGCGATCAAAGCGGCCATACGCTTAGCTGCATCCATCCAAGACTCACCAGTGTGACAAAACGAATCTTTGAACTTAGGATGGAAAACCATGTCTTTTGCAAACTTGTATAGCTGTTTGTCAGATGCAAACGTGATGACTTCAGGCGTGCTAATTTCGATTTGAACTTGTTGGCCAGAAATCTTGTTTTCAGAAAAACGTTGTACCGGTGTTTTCATCTTTGCGTATTTAGCACGAGCTTTAAGCATCCACTCAGCAAAGAATCGAACCATGTTTTCATCAGAATGATTTCGCTCTTCATTGAAATTTTTGAAGCTAGATAATTCACGATCAAACCAAGCAGCTTTAAAAATCTCGTTGGTATCGATTGAGTGATCGATAGAACAAATTTCTAATTTCAAATTTTCCAAAATAAACCACGTATTTTTTTTATTTTGATTAGTTGGTTTTGATAGTGTGTTTTGTGTGTTAAAAATTTTAACTAGTAGTGGTAAAAAATTTTTACTAGCAGTAGTTAAATTTTTTAACTGGCAAGCATTATCAAGGTGGTTAAAATTTTTAACTAGCACTCGTGACTTTTGAGGAAAATTTAAGCACAGTTTTTTACTAGTTTTACCCTTTAATTGCTTTTTAGAAGATGGTTTTTGATAGTTAAAAATTTTAACTAGCTGACCATTAAACAGACTAAATGATTGAATAAGAACTGAACTTTTGCGTGCGAAATTTATGTGCTCACCAACAAAATAATTGTCTTTTAATGAGTAAACATTCCCATATATAGATTGCTCATGTTTTTTTACCAAACCTACTTTAACAAGCTCTTTAGTACATCTAACGACTGTCGGATGACTTTTACCTGATAGTTTTTCCAGTTGTGTGATTGAAAGCGCATCACACTCTTTAGCCCAACCACGTGTTTTTCGATTAATGATTAAATAGATTTTTACAGATGCATCAGAGATTTTACTCATTGCTTCATCTACAAAAGCATTTGCAACTTGAAACGAATTAGGGACGTATTTACTCAAGATTCACCGTCCTTGGCCAACTTAATGAACCGCCCGAACATGATGATTTTTTCACATCGATGTAAGCTAGAAATAATCATTCCTGCATCTTGGTAACTGATACGATGATCTCGACTCAAAGCTTCAATAAGCTCATCACGAGTTACAGCGGCATTCGCTTCATCACGATTGATTTTGCGTAAATTAGCTTTCCGAATTTCCAAGAAATCACTTAGCGTTTTTATCGCTGGATCGTGCCATGAATGGATTGCTTGAGTTTGTTTGTGCTCTGGCCAATTTGCAGAAGTATTCATGACACCTCCTTTTGAGCATTAGTTGCAGCTTCAAGATGTTTAGCTATATCTGAAATAACACGACGCTTAAGTGAAAGCTCCAAAGCTGTTGCGTGACGAATCAAATGATTAAGCGCAAAGCTGTTATTCCCGTTGAGCAACACACCATTTTTCTGAACTTGAGTTACAGTCATCAAATGATCAGGCTTGCTTGGATCAATAAAAACAACTGAATCACCAACTACATAATCACTGTTGTTCTGCTGTTTTGGTTTTGATATATTTGTCATGTTCTTTGGTTCCAATAAATTAATGAACATTGCCAAAAGCTCGATCTCGCACATCGGGCTTTTTGCTTATTTGAAATACTGAAAAAATACTTTTGAATACATTCATGTATTCACTTGAATACGTTGTATTCTTTGCTTTTTTTAACTCCTCAACAGATGATTGGCCTAAATCAATTTGTAGTTTTAAATCTATGGCTTCTCTCATCCATTTCGCTCTATTTCCTTCGGCCAAGTCATCCACTAACTGCCTAACTTCTACAGGTATACGTGTCGTCACTGGCTCAAGTAACTTTTCTCCAGACTTAATTACTCTCATTGTGAATTTCACCCCTTTGTTAATGCTTGATCTGGTTTAGCTCGTTCCTTAAGCCACTCAGCCGTGAATGCACCCTGACAATGCTCTGCTAAAGTTTCGGCGTAATTCGTTTCGCCTGTGTATTCAGTTCTTGGCAGAACGCCACGCTTTTCCATTTTGCTCATTGCCATATATGAGCGACCAAGTAAAAGTGCTGCACGTGTGCGACCACCTACCTTTTGAAATGCATATTTAATTGGATTGTTGATTTCTAACTGATCGGAATTTTCTGAAGTTATTAAAGCCATAATTTAAACCCTTGGTTATTTCTAAAAAATTAAACCATAGATTTAATATCAATACAATCTAGGATTGCTTCAATCTAATTAAATTTATCATTAAACTTTTAAACCAATGGTTTGTTTTTATGATTATCACTATGGATCTGCTTGTTGAACGAATTCAAAAATCTTTAGATCATTCTGGTCTTTCGTGGTCTGGTGCTGCCATAAAACTTGGTCTTTCAGCTCAAGCTGCTACAAACTGGAAAAAGGGTAAAATAGGTAGAGATACATTAAAGTCTTTAGCATCTCTAACGGGTGTGAGCTCCGGATGGCTACTTGATGGTTCAGGCCTTATGATTGATGTTACTGATAACAATGAAAGTAATGAAACTTATAGACCAGTTATGGCTTGGGAAGCACCTGGTGATTTAGATCCAAACACATTTATGATCATCCCGCATGTAGACGTGAAGTTTTCTGCAGGTAATGGGCGACTAGTTGAATTTGAACCAGTATCCAAAATGACTGGATGTGCGCAACGCATGGAGTGGTTTCATAAGAAAAAAGTATCACCCAAAAATCTCGTGGAAGTGGATGTTGATGGTGACAGTATGGAGCCAAGAATACCAAATGGTAGTGTTGTGATTATTGATAAGTCTATCAACAGCCTAGAGCAAGTTCAGAATAGAAAGGTTTATGCAATCAGATATGGTGATGAACTAAAAATCAAAAGATTATCTCGTAGATATGACGGTGGTTTAATCATAGATAGCGACAACCCAAACTACGAAAGAGAAATTGTAGAACCAGAAGATCTAGAACACATCGGCATTATTGGAAAATATGTTTCCCATTCGTATGATGGTGAAATTTAATTATTTTATCGAATTAGGAAAGAAAAATGATCGCTACACTAAATAAATCTAAAACTGCATTATCTATTAATAAACAAGAATTTAAATCTGCACTATCAAAAATTGGTGATGGTATTGATAAACAAATAGCATCTCTTAAGAAAGCCAAGCAAAGCTATGATACTGAGGAGATGGCACGCGAGGTCATTAACGAAGCAAATATCTTTGAAGCCATAATCGAAGGTTTTAATGAAGCTGAAAGTACTAATCTAAAGCTTGGAGACATTACTAATTTAGATCAGGCACAAGGCTGGATTGATGAGCTTTTAGAAAAGTATAGTACTTAAAATCAAAACCCTCGAATTCGAGGAGAATAAAAAACTTGTGAACCCGACACAGTCATGACAACAGATCGGGTGGAGATAAAAGTGAATATGATTCCTGTAAGATCAAGCGCTATTGATGCTATTGGTTATGATGCGGATTCTAAACAGATGGCTATAAAATTTAATAACACCCCAATTGCATACACTTTTTATAATGTGCCATTTCAAGTATTTAATGAGCTGATGGCGGCTCCATCGAAAGGCACTTACTATCACAGGTATATTGAGGGTCGCTACAGAGGTTAATACCAAGCAGCTCGGCTATATCATTAATTTCTTTGATTTGCTTGGTATGATTAGTACGCCAATGTGTTTCGTCCTCTTTAGCTGATAAATCATCAGTTGCAATAACATTGTTATTAGAACATAAGCCCAATTGAACGCTAATTAACTTTTTGCGGATATCTTCTATTTCTAATTTAGTCAGCATCATAAACTCCATCTAACCCACCCAGTGTGGGTTTTCTTTTGTTTATTAAATCTAAAATTTAAAATTAATTCAATCTATGGTTTAAATTTATATTGCACACCAATTAAATCTTTGGTTTAATAATTCCATACACAGCAAAAAGCCCCGAACACTTACCACGGCGATCAGGGCTTCTCACTACACATGAGGTAGATTATGGAACAAAACGTTTTAAATCACAACCGCAGTTATACGCTAGGCAAGTCTTTACTTGTTTGTGGTGCATTCTCTGCAGCTACATTGGCGGGCTTGTCTGGTGCTTATGCATTAGTAACTAAGCCGATCCAACCCGCTCCCGTTTACTCGTTCGGCAATACACATTCAATGTACGGCGTGATGTCAGTAAACATTACATCTGACACTACCGGCGAAGCGATCGTTAATCTCAACGGCTATCACGTATTCACAAGCTTTGATTTTGAATTAGAGCCAGATTACAACGGACAGTTAGGTAGCGATACCAAAGCAGTATTTATTAAAAACTTAGCTGTAGACCGGGTACTAAAATCAAACGGCGGCTTTTATAACGATTTCACAAATGCTGATGACATCAGAAATATGATTTCTGTAATCACGGCTCACATCGAAAAAAATAAGATGGTTGAGGTGAACTCATGAGCACTCAATACACCACCCCATTCCGCGAATTTATCACTCGCGATGACCACGGGCGCTATCACGTTCGCCTTGGACCACAAACGTTCTCAACCAACTACAAGTTGACTGACATACGTCTCGAAACTGAGAACGGCGGTACACCTGTAGATCCTGAATATTTAAAAAACAAGCCTTATATTCTTCGAAATCTACAACAAGAAGTTAAGGAGCAACGTAAAAAAGAACGCAAAGCAATGTATGCGAAAGACTGCTTTCAACGCACGCCATACAGCAAAAATCAACGTATTGCATACCACAACGCGAAATCTAATTAAGGGAATCTGTCATGTCACAACAACAAACAAATTCTGTTGAATTAGATGTGTTGCGCACTATTCAACAAGAACTAAAAGCACCAAAAAGTAAATTTAATAAATTCGGTAATTTCCATTACCGCAGCCTTGAAGACATTCTTGAAGGTGTTAAACCATTTTTGCACCAGTATAACGCTACCCTTGTCCTTACTGACGAAGTGCATGAAATTGGATCTGTAGTTGTTCTAACTGCTAAAGCTGTATTCACTGATGCAACTGGTAAACAAACTATTGTTACTGCACATGCTGGCGTCGACATTAATAAGAAAGGTATGGATGTTGCGCAAACTTTTGGCTCTTCAAGTTCATATGCACGGAAATATGCACTTAATGGCCTATTCCTTATTGATGATAGCCAAGATGCTGATACCGATGCATATCAACAACAGACCGGATCTCAATCTGCAAATAATCAGCAATCTAATAATGTGCAAAACCAACAGCAGTCAAACGCTCAAAACAATCAGCGTGGTAATACTCAACAAAAACAGGCCACAACAAAAACTCTCGCAGACCGTTATCAAAGTGCTCTGGTGTCTATTCGCAATGCAAACAAACCAGCAACTCTAGATAAAGCTATCGCCACATTTAAAGGCTCAACCTTTTCAACTGGAATTGAGAAAGCCTGCCGTGCTCGCGCAGATCAAATGGGTTGGTCAAATGGCAATCCTAACAATGGCCAAAATAACAATATGCATCATTAAAGGATAAGAACATGAATAATATTTTAAATGCTCAACAAGCTTTTGTCGCTCTTCAAAAGGGTCAAACAGTGCTATGCCGTTATACTGGCAATGGCACTCTACATGGTGATAAAGATTTCAGTACACTTGACCAAGTGCCAGCTAGTGTCTTTTATCAACCACACTATGAATTTTGCATAAAGATCGAAACAATTGAACTAGCAGGAATCAAATTTACAAGACCATGTACTTTGGAAGAACTCGAGTATGGACAAGAGATCTTTGTCTCAATTTTTCCAAGTGCAACAATCCGCAAAACCTTTTTTGATAATAGCTCCGATGTGGCATGTTTTGTTAGTTGTGGAGTCGTTCAGCGTGATTTAGAAAATGCTGAACTCCAAACTAGAGCTTATCATGCATTTTTAGGCGTAAATCCAACTTTAAATATCAACGGTTTTAGCTCCCCTGATGGATCTCGTATCCAAAATCAGGAAATAGAGAAAAAACAAACTAAGAGACGCGAAAATAAGAAAGCTACTGTAGATCCGCAAATTGAACATAACAAGGATCTAATCATTGATGCGATTGCTACTTGTGTGACTGCTGAAGAAGTAAATACAACATGCTTTGGTTTGGAAAAGAACGGATTTAATCAAGATCAACTTGATGCGATTGATAAAGCAAAAAATGAAAAGCTAAATCAGTTAGCACTTGAAAAAGCTACTGCGGAAAATGCTGCAGATGAATTGCTTAATCAACACCAAGTCGATTCAGCAGATCCAGAGCTTTCAGTGTTATGTGATGCATTTGTTGATGAGATAAATGCTGCAACGTCAGCTGAAGAAATTAAAGCTATTCGCAACCGCATTAATTCGAACGGCGACTTAACAGAAGTTGAAAGCGCAGAACTGGCAACACGTATCAATTTAAAAAGTGCTTTATTTGAAAAAGATCAATCTCATGTTTCATTTGACAATATAGCTGCTGCAGCTGTGGCACAAGCTCAAAAGGTTGATGTAGAGACACAACAAAAAAATGAAAGCGGCCATTACTTTGATCAAGTCAAGAAAGAGACTGCAGCATGGAATGAACAACTCCAAAAACTACTCAAAGATTTAGAAACCACCAACAATGCTGACGAAGCTAATTCACTTGTAAGTCAAACAATGTCATGGACAAAAGAACAGCGTGAACCATTGCTACGAGCGATTAGTCGCCGCTTACAACATTTCCAAAATCCACAAGCGACGGAAAACCCGTCAATTTCAGTTCAGATCCAAAACGCAACTGATCTAACCACATTGGATTCATTGGAAATTGATGTATCGACTTTAGATCCGATCATTCAACCAGACATGATGCGCTTAATTACCACTCGCCGCTTGCAACTAGAAAACGCTGCAAATGATGGGGGGCATGCATCATGAAATTCAAATACTCAACTATTACCCGAACACTTGAAGTGTTCGGGGGCAACATGACTCATATATATGACAACGTGAATGAGTCGGAAATTACGGATCTGGTGGCCAACGCCAAGTTTAAAGATGCGATTTGGAGAAAGTGATGTCAAATCAAGATCAAGTTAAGTTTGTTTTGATGCCTGTTGAATTGAGTAACGAAGCTGCAACTAAACGAGCTACAGAACAATATGAAGAGTGTTCAAATAATTTCAAAAATTTGCATCGTGATTGTGGTGAGCCTGAGTACACACGATTAAGAAATCGTTGGATTCAAAATCGTGCTAGGCAACTAAAAGAACAGTACCGTGCAATGGTTAAAGCAGTTGGGAGATCAACCGTATGAGTGGCTTAGGTGATTTAAATAAGGCTCTTTTTGCTCAGCTCGACAGACTTTCCAATGCGAGTAAGGAGGATCTGGCCAATGAAGTAATCCGTGCTCAAAACATAGAAATAATAAGTGAGCAAATTATTAAGGCTCATGAAACCCAACTAGCAGCAGCAAAACTCGTCGCGGAATATAAAGGTTTGGATGATAGCCAGAAAGCTCCACTTCTAGATGTTAAATACGAGGGATAAGATGCCAAAAGGTCAAGCGATTAAATATACGCCTGAGCAGTTAGACTACATCAAAGCTAACTGCAGCCTTGGGCGAAAAGAACTAACCATCGATGTAAACAGTAAATTTAATTCCGAATTTACAGTCGATCAAATTAAATCATTGTGTACTCGTAATAAATGGAACACTGGACGTACTGGTTGTTTTGAAAAAGGAGATAAGCCCTGGAATACTGGAACCAAAGGTGTATGCAAACCAAACTCAGGAAACTTTAAATCAGGACAAGTTTCCTGGAATAAAAAACCTGTTGGATATGAGCGTATCTGCTCTAAGGATGGTTATGTAATTGTCAAAGTGGCTGAGCCAAATGTTTTTAAATTGAAGCATCGCCTTGTATGGGAAAAAGCAAACGGTCCTATTCTTGATGGTCATGTGGTCGCATTTAAAAACATGGAAAAAACTGACTGCCGTATTGAGAATCTCATTCTTATGACTAAAGCGGAAATGGTTCGATATAGCCAGAATTTCTATAACTTGGCCAACAGGGATACAAACGAAACTTGCTTATTAATGGCTAAAGTTAAAACCAAATCACATCAGGTAATTAAAGGTGGTGCAGCATGTTAAATATCAATGTTGAGCAAGCTTACTTTATGACTCATGTTAAGCCACTGGGAATAAATAAAGTTACTTGGGACAAAAATGGAAAGATCATATCTATGCAAAGGGATACTCACTGCATTTTTAGATTTGATCAGGTTGTTGTTTTATGGAGTACATGGCTGGCTTCCAAAAGTTCTGGAATCATCTTATTAGAACATGACATTGATGAGGCGATAAAAGAGTTTGGTACAGCTAATAAGAAAATCATAACTCATATTGAAAATATTATTGCTCAAAAAGCATTAATTAGTTCAAAGGGGAATCAAAGTTCGGCTGCCGATCAAATAGGAATGAGTCGAACAAAACTAAGATATGTAGTCAAACGTTTTAGAAGTAGTTCAATTTTAGGAACTGCAGCATGAAAGAACGATTATATGGTTTTTCATTTCTACTATTTATAGCAATTCTAAATTTATTATTTGGAGGATCGAATGGATAAACATGGAACTCCCGAACAAGTGTGTTTTGATTCAACAGGGTGAAAACCCTTAAAAATTTAAGGTGAAGCTATGCCAAATGAAATTATAGAAGCTTTACTGGAGTTGGGTTTAACACCTATTGACTGGGTTGATGCTAGTCAATTCTCTAAACTCACTGGTATTGCTGAACAAAAATTAGATCATCGTCGTAAAAAATGGCCAGAGGATATTGTCTGGTCTAAGCAAGATGGAAATATATATTTTTCGATTAAAGGTTATAACGAATGGCTGACAGAACAAGCTCAAAGTCGCTACCAAAAGGCGTGCGGGTTAGAAGCGGCTCAATCCAAATCTACTTTGAACGAAAAGGAAAAGCCTACAACATCACGTTACCGCACCCCGCAACTGCGGAAGGCATTGCGACAGCCGCTAAAATTAGAAATCAACTAATTGTTAAAGCTGAATGGGGTATTTTAACTGATAGAGATATTATAGAAGCTCGAGGTGATGTTGTAGAAGATGAGCATCAAGCAATCATAAATAAAAATGATGTCCTATTTCAGGACTTAGCTCAAAAGTTTTTAGACCGATGTGATGCAAATTCAGATACAAAGCGAGGGTATTTACGAATCTTGGATCATCACTGGATGCCAACTTTAGCCCTCACTCCTATTCACAAAATCACAAATGACGATATTTGGGATTTAATCAATCAAAGAGATTTTCAAACTGCAAAGACATTAAATAATAGCTTAATTCCTCTGCGCGGTGTTTTTGAAATGGCTTTGTCTAGCAAGGCGATTTCAGATAATCCAATGGCAGGAATTGAGAATAAAAAAGTTCAAATGGGTATTCCAGATCCTTTTAGTCGTGAAGAAATGAATGCTCTACTTGATTGGATGTCAAAGAACCTTATTGATGATGAACGATTCTATTATTGGTACTTTGAGTTTGCATTTTGGACGGGTTGTAGACCATCAGAAATGTTTGCACTCAACGATACCACTGATATTGATTGGTTTAATAATACATTCCGAGTAAATAAAAGTCGTGTACGTGGTCAAGAAAAAAATGTCACAAAAACGCATAATGCTCGTGATGTTTATCTTAATGATCGATCAAAAAAGGCTATTGAGGACTTGGTTTCATTCAAGAAAAATGAGGGTTATCGCGGAAATCACTTAATGATATGCCCCAAAACTTACGAGCCATTCACTAATGAACGTGCACCACGCATACGATTCCAGAGAGCCTTAAAAGCCTGTGGTATCCGCCCTCGCCCAGCTTACAATACAAGACACACCTATGCGACAATGTTGCTGATGGATGGTGTAAATCCTGTTTTTGTAGCTGATCAATTGGGCCATAGCTTACAAATGCTTATGAAGCGGTACGCAAAGTGGATGCATGGCGATAAAAATAAAATTGAAATTGCCAAGCTTAATACGCAATAAGTTTTGACAGGTTTTTTGACAGGCTATACTTCAAAACAATCATGTACTATCATATTTGAAAAATATAAGTTATTGATTTATATATAGCCTAATATGATAGAGCATGATTGAGTAGCATTGTTGTGGGTTCGAGTCCCGCTGAGCGCACCAAATTTAATTATTAGCTAATCAAAATAAATTTTAATTAAAAAAACTTAAACTGCCTGCTAAAATGAATCACTCTCAAGTTTCAAAATTTTTATTGAGTAAAACCCATGTATACAATTCACAATCATTAAAAGTATTAGAATTTGTAGTTCATCTAACTTTTCTATGACTATACAAATTTAGCCTATTAAAAATAAAAAAACCTTCAAAATGAAGGTTTAGTTCACACACTATTATTTAGAGTGCTGTTCCACAAATATCTTTCGATCCTGTTGGGTATACTTGTTGTATATTTGCATGATCCGTAATCAACTGTATACCTACACTCTTACCATTTAGAAGTGAATTTGCGTAGGGTTCTTGATTGATAGTTGCAGTATAGCCAATGCTATTAATAGAATTTTGCAAATTAATATTCAAATAACCAAAGTTTGTACCATTGATTACATAGCCCACCTGCTTAGTAGACTGATTTATAAAAATCCCAACTTTAATTTTCCCATCACTTGGAACTGTAATTTTGTGAGTTTTTCTATCAAATTCTTTGACGGTCGTAAAACCATTTGTATCAGGTTTAAATGCTCCACCTGTAACAATAATATAATCACCATTTGCTAATACGCTGTTATTATTATACTTTCCATAAACAACATCTAAACCCAATTCTACTTTTTGTGATGAAGACCCTGTTAAATTATATCCAAACTCATATGAATCTGTCGCACTTCCCATATTAATATTTAAATTAGCCACATCGATTACAGATTCTAAAACAACAATACCATTTGAGCTAACAGCAGTATCAACCATAGGAAGATTAGCCGGTATATTTGTTATATATCTATATTGGGCTCTAAAGTTGGCTACTTTTTTAGATGTGGCAAAATGATCTACACTGCTATTTGCATAATAATTTATTTGTCCCACTGCTTTTTGATCAATTTGATTTATATTTTGAATCAGCTCATATGTTCTAGGGAAATTTGGCACTGTGTTATTACTAGTTTGCCAATTTTTTAAGTCGGTTAATGTCGCATCTAAATTATATGTACATTGCGCAGAAGTTGTTCCTATCATTCCAACGCTAATTAATGCACCTAGAATTATTTTCTTCATTTGTTTCACCTTTCTTATAATAGAACGTTCAGTATACAT